GCGCCGCCCAAGCCGATCTGGCGCGGCAGGCTCAGTTGGCTGGCACCGTGGGCAGCATCAGCGGCGCAGACTTGTCGCGCGTTCTTCAGGGTGGTGCCCAGTACGGTAACCTTGGCCAGACCGCCGGCCAGCTCACTGGCCAGCAGATGCAAGCTCTTACCAACTTGGGCCAGACCACGGGTCAGCTCACAGCTCAGCAGTTGCAGGCTCTTACCAACTTGGGTCAGACCACCGGCCAGCTTACAAATCAGCAAATGCAAAATCTGACTAACATTGGTCAGACTTATGGTCAGCTTACCAACCAGCAGATGCAAGCTCTTACCAACCTCGGTCAGTCAGCAGGACAGCTTACTAATCAAGAAGCACAAAATCTTATCAACATGGGTCAGTCTTCTGGTCAGCTAACCGCTCAGCAGGCGCAAACCCTTGCCAACATCGGTCAGACATCTAGCCAAATTACCGCGCAACAAGCGCAAAATCTTGCCAACTTGGGGCAAACCTCCGGCCAGCTTACTGCTCAACAAGCTCAGAGCCTTGCCAACATTGGCCAGACGTCTGGCCAGCTTACCGGCCAGCAAGCGCAAAATCTTATCAACATGGGTCAATCGACCGGTCAGCTTACGGCTCAGCAAGCGCAGAGCCTCGCCAACATTGGTCAAACATCCGGTCAGCTTACTGCTCAGCAGGCGCAAAACCTCGCCAATGTCGGCCAAACCGCTGGCCAGCTTACAGGCCAGCAGGCCAATATTTTTGCAAATCTCGGCCAAACCACCGGACAGCTTACCGGTCAGCAAATACAAGCCCTCACCAATTTGGGTCAGACATCCGGCCAGCTTACCGGTCAGCAGATGCAAACTCTTGCAAACATTGGCCAGATGCAGACGTCTGCCGGTCAGGCTCAGCAACAGTATGGTTTGTCTGCGGTGCAGCAGGCCCAGGCGGCGCAAGCCCAAGATTATGTACGCCAAATGTCGGCATTGCAGAATGTTAGCGAGATGGCACGCCAAAATCAGGCCCTTAGAACGGCGGATGCGGCGGCTCTAGAGTCTGCTGGTGCCGCTCAGCAAAACATCTCTCAGAGAGTTTTTGACGCTGAACGCGCCAAGGCCGAGGAAGCGCGGCTGTATCCGCAGAGGCAATTGGATTGGCTCAGCACTCAGATACGCGGTATCGCACCCTCTGTGCCAACAACGCAGACGAGCACGGGGAGCACCACGGGTGCCAGCTATGCCCCGTCACCGCTGTCGCAATTGGCCACAGGTATCTATACTGCCAAGGCTTTGGGTAGCATCTGAGGAGGCTGGATATGAAATCTGATCTGTATCGGCTGAACCAGAAATATCGCGGGGCACCGACCAAGAAGTCGGCCTACGCCAAGGGCGGTTCAGTGCGTCGTCGTTTTGACGAGGGCGGCCTCAATGACATGGCGATGGCGTACAACGATGGCTCCGGTCAGGCTGATCCCAACGGTGGCGAAGGCGGTGATGTAGCCCCAGCGGCTGCGCCGGTTGTCGTCACCCCGCAGGCTGCAACGACAACTTCGGCTGCAACGACAACTTCGGCTGGCCCCGCCACTGTTGCGCCACCTGATCGCACGGCGGAACTCGAGGCCCTGCTCAACCGGTATGCGCCGCCATCGAACCAATACACCCAGGAACTGGCGGAATCTCGGCGCAGGGCTCAGACCGAGACCGAGGCTTTCACCCGGATGATCCAGCAGATGTCTCAGCGCACCGAGAGCCCGACATCGCGCGCGGAGATGTATTTCCGACTGGCGGCGGCTTTTGGTTCGCCCACCAAGACGGGCCGGTTTGCTGAGAACCTGTCGCTTGTCGGCAAGGAGATGAGCGAATACGCCAAGGGTCGCCGGGCGGAAGAAAACGATATGCGGAACCTCGCCCTCAAGGCGCAGGAAATCCGCATGACCGGTGCCCGACAGGATTTGACCACGGCGCAGGCTTTGGCCGCACAGGAAACCGGGGAACGCCGCACGATGGCGCGCGAAGTCATCAAGGAATACCTCGCATCGGGCCGCCCGCAATCTGATGCTGGTAAGGCGGCAGAGGACATGGGTCTGCGGCCAGGGACGCCTGAGCATAGTCAATTTGTTACTAGGTATATCAACAGCAAGATTGAAAGCGGCGAAGCATTTAGGCAAGCTCAACTTGAGATGCAGCGAGCCGGTCTTGATCTTCGTCAGGCGGAAGCTGCTCGCAAAGCTGAACGCGACAAAGAACTTACACCTGCCGAACAGCGCATGCGGCTCGACGCAGAAGCCACTTTGAGCGCAACTGAAAGAGCCCAAAGAACTATCAGCGAGGCTCTTAGAATTAACGATAATACTTTCGGCACATCTGTCGGCGATACGGCGCTATATGAGTTCCGATCCAGAACGGGAGCGGACGATCCGAAAACCAGAAATACGGCTCGCATTCGCACTCTTTTGAGCGAAGCGGCAATTGCTCAGTTGCGGGAATCGTTTGGTAGTCAGATCACCGACAGCGAACGCGCCGCTTTGGATAACCTTCAAGGCGCTCTTTCTCGCACCCCGGCACAACGTCGTGAAATTCTTGAACGCACTCTGGAAGAAATTGAAAGGTCTCGGGAGCGCCAGCGTAGACTTGTTCAAGACATCACTAGCGGTGAATATCGACGCCAGCGACCCGCAGAGCCCGCACAGCCCGCCCCAGGAGGGACACCATGAGCGATAGTCTTAATTTTGCCCGCGCCCTAATCGGCCAAGGCGTCGGCATGGGATGGGGCGATGAGGCGGAAGCTTGGCTTCGTTCGCGCATCACGGGGCGTCCGTATGAAGGTGAGCGCACGCGCATCAACCAAGAATATAACCGATTTCAAGAGCGCAACCCGTATCTGGCACCTATCGCAGAGTTTGCGGGCGGTGTGCTTCCGGCGGTCGGCGCTTACATGGCTGTGCCGTTCACAGGCGGCGCATCAGCCCCTGCCGCAGCCGCTACAACGGCTCGCACTGCCGGTGCCCTGGGCACTATTGCCAACCGCATCGCAGGCAATACAGCGGCTCGGGTGGGTGCCGGTGCGGCAACTGGGGCGGCAACTGGCGTGGGCATCAACGATCAGATTGACGAAGGCACTGTTCGAGACGCGGCATTGCTCGGCACCGTGGGCGCGGTAACCGGAGGTCAGGCCCCTCGCGTCGCGCGCATGTTGGCAACTCCTTACGGTCGAGGGGCCGTTACCGGTGCCACACAAGGCGGCATCTCTGGCGCGGGCATGGCTGAACCTGACAGCCGCGTTGAAGGTGGAACGGTTGGGGCTTCTATCGGCGCCCCAATGGGTGCGGCTGTCCCCGCTGTTGCGAGAGGTGCCGGATCGGCCTGGAGGTGGCTGAGCGAGCGCCTGTCTCCCACGCCTGCAACTGTTGAACGCAGTGCCGCTGATCGGGTTAACAGGGCCTTGGCTGAAGCAGGCATGCAGCCCTCCGATATTCCCACGCGCCTTGCAGCGGATAGGGCGATGAACGTGCCCTCTGTTGTCGCCAACGTGGACCCGGCCCTGGTTGACCTTGCCGAAACTGTGGCCCAACGCAGCGGCCCCAGCGGTCGCCGGGTTGAAGCCGCATTGGGTGATCAGCGTGAAGGTGCCCGTGAACGGGTTTATGGCCAAGTTCGTGAGGGTCTCAACACCCGGGGTGACGCATATGCCGATGAGAATGTTCTTGTCAGCACCATGCGTGCCCGCGCTGAACCAGCATATCGCGAAGCGTATCGTGTTGGTGAAGTCTTTGATCCGCAGATCACAAGCCTGCTGGAACTTCCGCAATATCGAAATGCTTGGAGCACCGCCCGTCGCCTTGCGGCAGAGGATGCTTCGGCAGCACAAGCTCGTGCAATTCGCACTGGGTCGGCTTTTGATCCTGAAGAATATCGCTTACGGGAAATTTATCGCGTCACCGGCAGAAATCCCGATACCGGAGAAGACATTGTTGAACTGGCGCAAACCGTGCCGGATGTTCGCACGCTCGATTACATGAAGCGCGCTCTCGACGCCCAAGTTAATACGGGGTTCTCGTCACCGGATGCTGTTGCTCGCACCTCAGCCGCTTCACTGCGTGATATGCGAGACGCGCTTCGTGATCGGACCAAGGAGCTAGTCCCTGAATACCGGCGTGCGATTGATGAGTATCGAGGTGACGTAGAAGTCGTAAACGCACTTCGTACAGGGATGAACGATTTCAATCGTTTAGATCACGAAGAGGTTGCCAAACTTTTTAATAGCATGAATGGTCCCGAGCGCGAGGCGTTCCGCACGGGCGCGGCTCGCAACATCTACAGCACGATCATGAACCCGTCAGGCAATTTCAATTCTGCCCAACGTCTCATTGGTTCGCCTGAAACCCGGCGGAAACTTGAGGCCATGTTTGACAGCCCGGCCCAGTACAGCCTCTTCCAGGCTGCGCTTGAACGTGAGGCGCAACTTTTCCAGCAGTCCAATCGCATCCTGGCCGGTTCACCTACAGCCCGCAGAACTCAGGCTCGGGAGAGGTTTGACGAAGGCCCTGACGTGGGGGCAGCCGCTGCTGAAATGGCTACCGGCGGCTGGGGTTCGTCTTTGGCCAACATGGCCATTCGGGCGTTTCGCGGGGCGGCGGTCAGCGACGAGATTGCTGACCGCACTGCGCGGATGCTTATGTCAAGCGATCCGGCAGAAGTGGCAGCGGCTGTGCGGGTGCTCGAGAACGCATCTGAGAGGGCCGCACGGGGCGAGCGCCGCGTCAGCATGGGTGAGGCAGGGGTCATCGGCGGAACGGCTACAGGCGTCATCCCAGAGCCTTACACAGAGTAAGGTTACCGCTGCGTCTCGTAGAGCCACCGCGCCATCAACAGGGCTTCGGCGCGATCCGCGTGTTTCTTCAGATTGAGGGGTGCTGAAGGGAACATGCGGATCGCCAGGGCACGGCTCATCTCTTTGTCTGACGGCAGCTTGAAATGCTTCTTCCAGGCCGCTGGCGTGACATAGGTCAGGCTGATGCCCATGGTAGCCACAACCGCCCGGGCGGCCCCAAAACTGTCGCCCAGGCTGAACGTCGATGATGCACCCTGCTTGGGCATCGCGTTGACCCGCTCGATCACGCATAGCGCATGATAGTCACGAAGAATTGCGGCGAGGCCCGCCGGGTCCACCTCATTCTTCACACTGCCCGAGCCTTTCAACACCGTGGGCATGTCAAAGACGGCCAAGAACTCGCCGTTTTCGAGCACGCCCACGGCACCGGTCAGGCCCGGATCAATTCCAATTGTCAGCATCATAAAGCCTCATAATGTTCGCAGCCCAGGCGCTGCTCAAACAGGGTCAGGGTGAAGCTGTTCAGGTTGCAAACCCATTTGCCTTCGGCACCTGCCGAGCACATGGCGCATGTGCGACAGTGATGCAGGGGCGGGGCTTCCTTGGTGCAGACCGCCTTCATGCTGCAAAACTTGCAGGCAAACGACGACGCATCGTCGCTGATGCCTGCCGGGCGCAACTGAGCCTCAACCAGCTTGCCGATCTTGGTTTGTAGTTTAGCCTGGAAGGCTTTGTCTTCCTTGACACGCTCCACATAAAATTGCTCGTCGTCCTTGCAGAGTGCCACATACAAGGCCCGGGTGAATCCACCCAGCGCCATGCTGATCTGCACCTGGGCGTAATGCAGCGGCTTCGCGCCTTGCACGCCCTTCTTCAACAGGCTGTCGAAGCTCTTCCTGTTGTGGGTCTTAATCTCCAGCAGGTGCGGCTCATCGCTCTCTGGGACGTTTTTCACCACACCGTCGACCTTTGTGATGAAATGCCCGGTCTGGTCGACAAACTCAAACTGTCGACCATCCTCGCGCTTGTCCCAGACGGCAAACCCTGCCCGGCGCAGATCTGCCACGATCCGCTCCTCTTGCAAGTGCCCCGTCTCAAATAGGCGAAGCATGCGCCCATCAAACTGACCACGGGCGAAACCTCGCCACTCAAGCCAGATTTGACGAACGCACTCCTCGCCTATGAAAGAGGAACCAAGCCGCCCCAGGTACAGGTCAGGGTTGACCTTTTCCTTCTCAATTGCCGCATAGATGCGGTTTACGATCTGCTGCTCAGGAGGGGGCGGGATGGCTACCATGGATCAATCCCAGGGGTTTGCGTTGCCTGCTGGGGCAGACTTGGTGGCAGGCTTGGGTGCAGGCGGGGCCTTCTTCGCAGGGGCCTCGCCATCGTCCTGCTGGGCCAGGAACGCCTTGATCTTGTTGCTGGCCTTGTAACCGTTCTTTGCCGGGTCGATGTCCACCGACGCAGCAAACGGCTTGCCGAGCAGCTTGTCAGTGTCATCGGCATTCGGCTTACCGCAAGCATGCGCCCAGGCTACAATCTGCCCACGCCCAATGCTTTGGGCAGTAGGGCTGTTGTTCACAGTGTTAAAATTCTGCCAAAGCAGGCGACCGGCATGCTCACCCTTAACCACCTCAAACTTTACGGTGATCATGGTGCCGCCGCTTGCGGTTTTCTTCTCATCAGCCTCGATGGCCTTAAGGATATAATTACCTGCCGGTATCGGTTCATAATCACCCCGGGGGGCGGACGGTTCGACCTCGGTAACGTCAAATCCAAATTTTGCCATTGTCGTAATCCTTTCTCAGTTTGCGATGGGAATAACTTTTTCGAGATTCTCAATCGTCATCTCGATTTCGTCGGGGCAGGCATAGCGGTTCTTGGCCGCATAAGCCGGGTTTTCAACAAAGTGCAGGAGGCGTTCGCCGGTCGTAACGCCGCGCGTCTTTTCCTTGTTGAAGCCGCTGTCGCTCTTGCGGATGATCACCTTGAATGCGGCAAACGCAATGACATCAGCCCATTCCTGCAATAAGGCATTGCAGCGGTTCGGCAACTTTGGCTGATACCGGTCATACGGCTCAGTCCGAGGATCTTCAAACCGCACCACAGTGGCGTGGGCGATCAGCACCACGTTCATGCCACGCTTCATGCGCAGCACATCGAGGCCCTGGAGGATTTCACGGAACTCCTCGGCTACCATCATCTGACCCTTGCCGTATGCCAAATCCTTGGCCTCGTGCGTGGCTTCGACGTTGCTGACGATGAGGGGCTCGACCAACCAATCAACCGAGTCGATCACCACCGTCTTAAATTCGTGCTCCTCTTTGATCAGCGTCTTGATGCTCTCAACCACGTCTTTGATGTGCGCAGCCTTTGGAAAGCTGGTTACATCGAGGCTGTCGAGACCGTCTTCCGTGCTGATAAAAATCGGCCTGGGAAACTGGCTGGCGAGCGTGCTCTTGCCGATGCCGTGGCCGCCATAGATGACAATACGCGGCGGCACAGCTTGCTTGCCCTTCCGTAGGTTGCTTGTCCAATCACTCATTGTGTTATCCTTTCGTTGTCAGTTTTCGGTTTCGCCAAAGTCAAAGCTCAACTGGCGGAAATCCCATTCCTGTTTCAGATATTGGAATGTCTCGCGGTCCCAGCTAAGCACTTTCACCTGATCATATTCTTCGGTGACCAGGGTCATACAGACAGCGCATAGCGTCGGGTCTCCGATCATCAGCAGGTAATCGCCCGGCTTCCAATCTCGGAGCACTCGCTTTGCGCGGTCTATCATCGCACTCGTATCGTAGGGCTTGCGCGGGTTGTTAAACACCGCTCGCAAATTCCCGAAACGACGAGCATCTGAGAAATCTTTGTTTTTGTCGGCCTGGATCACAAAGACCGTCTTACTGTTTGGGTTTTCCATTTTTGATCTTCCTGATCTTAGGGGGTGGCGTTATCAGAGTTATGTCGTCGGGTGTCAGGTAATTCGTGCATCCCAGGGCCACCGCAATCTTGATGGCATCCCTGTGATACCACTCGTAATCCAAGTCCGGCGGGTGCTCAACCTTGTCGGGCAGTTCCATGCAAGCTCGGGCACCATCGGTTTTGGGCACCTTATTGCCATTCGTTTTGTACCGGATCGGCTCGAGGGCTGGGTCATTCGACTGATACCAGCGCACCACCTTACCCAGATATTTACCCATCTGCTCGCCGCCACCCGTGACATTGCGAGCAGAGATGAAATCGCAGAACGGGGCCGCCTTGATTGTCTCGAGGAACGGCACACCCTTGGCCAACCACTGTCCAGCCGCATCGGCGCAGACCTGGGCGGTGGGGTTTTTCTTCAGCGATAACGGGGCGTAAATACCTTTGGTTTTCAACGATCTATCCGGTTTTACAGCTATGTAGTTATTGACGTCTTTCATGGCGAGCACGCGGTAAGGCGTGAACTCAAAGCTGAATTTAGAGGTCTCGCCAAATTTTGCAACCGCCTGCTGGATTGCAGGGTCAATATTTTTTGAATAGCGAATGGCAATGCCGTCAGTGTTGGCGCTGAGCGTGGTGGCACCAACAGCCTCCAGCCACTCGATCAGCATCAGCAGCGTAAGCTGCCCGGTGAGCGTCACTGCCAGCATCAGATCGGGCGAGTAGAGCACCGAGTATCTGCTGGCCAGTTTGCCGAATGTGCCGTTGAGAGAAATCTTCAGCGTGCCATCGGTCACCTTGTCACCGGCCCGCTTGGCTTCCAGCCGCCGGTCATAGATCGTCCGATACTCCTCGATGAACCGCTGCCCCAAATTCTCGGGTACAAAGCCGCACTCGAGGATAATGCTGGGATAAAAACTGGCGGCGTCGATGTCGCAGATGATGTCGTCGCCCGCGATGTGGCACACCTTGCGGTCATGCACGCTGTGGATGCCACCGACCCCGAGTTGATACTCACCTGTGCCAAATTTGATCGACGCATCGCCCAGGAAGTCAGGCAGCTTAACGTGGCCGGTGGTTGCGTTGACCTCAAACTGACAGCCATCGACGCTGTTCAGAATGTGCTGGAGACCAGCATCTCGGAACTTTAGAAACCCGGGCGCGTTATAGACGACGTGCTCTGGGATGTCGTTCTTCGCGCGTTGCAGGCCCATCGTCGTGATGTAGACCTGCTCAGCCATCTGGGCATCTGACTTGCTGCGCATGTCCACGCCGTAGCGGCGGCTCATCTCCACTCGGAGGATAACCTCCTTCTCAAGCTGGTTGAGAAGCCCCACCGTCGTTTCCACGTCGTTGTGGCAATACTCCAGCAGCAGGGCCTCCTGGGCAGGCTCGAGGAAGGCATCGTGCGCCAGCGGCATCTCCTGCAGGCGCGGCATGTGCATGCGGGCCCCGTAGGCTTTGAGGCCCACGAACGAGGGCGCGACCTCGATCAAGTCGATGTGGTCAGCAAACACGTCCTCCAACGCGAACTTACGCATCGCGATCCAAGGCGGCACATTGTTGTTGATAATGTCATCCGCGATGCGCTTGATCTCGAGTTCGGTGCGCCCGGCGCAGAACGCCGAGACGATCAGACTGTCGAACGACTGGCTGTTGAAACCGATAAACGTCGCTTTAGGCTGACCTATGAATTGCGTCAGTCGATCCGGGGCATTCGGCTCATGTCGCCACAGGTCGAACCACGCACCCGTATCCACGTTTTTGGCGCAGATCAGGGTGCGGTTCGGCATCGTCTCAGTGTCAAAAACCCAGGTCGTCATTCTCAGTTATCCAGTGTGAGTGAAGGCTAGAGTTTGGCCCGCAGGAAGTCCATGCTGCCCATGCGCTGATACCCACCGTCAATCTCGATCAGCATGTTCGGGATTGATCCCTCCAGGTGCTTCTCGATGAACCACCAGAGCGCCTTGGCTGTCGTCGGTCCTTGGTATTCGATCAGCTGCATGAAGGGGATCACGCGCTCCTCGTCGCGCTCTGTGTCGCCATCTTTGACCTTCTCCATATACCGGTGAACGCGCTGGGTAGCGATAAAACCGCACTGGTCGGGCCGCATCCATTCAGGAAAAAACGGCTCGGCTAGATAGCCGCACTTGTAACTGACGCAGGGGTTCTCGGGCCTGTCCTCATAGATCGAGCAGCCGCTTTCCTTGAGGAAAAAACATGGGCGGCCCTTGAAGAAAAAATGTCCGTGGGCTTGCCCGCTCAATGCGCCAGAACAGCATGCCGAGCAATCTCCGCAGCTTTTCTTCAGGTCTTTGATCATCGTGATTTGAGTTGTCATGGTTATGCCTTTCTACAGGTTATATTTGTTTTCGTCGTCGGTCGGCTTTGGGTCGGCAATGCGAATGTAATGGGTCTGCCGCCCCTTGGGGATATCAAGTTCGACAATCTCGATAATGCCCTTATCCAGCAGTGTATCAATCGCCTGTAACTTGCGCTCCTTAGAGCCTTTCACGCCGCCCTGGGCAACGGTCATGCGTTCATAGAAACTTCGTGGTTGGTTTTCGTTGTTGCGGATCAAATTCAACATCTCAGCGCAGAGGGCGGACACCTGATCATCCTCGCGCTTCTGTTTCAGGCCTTCCTTCAACTGGCTGCGCTCGCCGGCTTTCAGGGGCCGGGCAACCGAGTGCGAAAACCAAATTTCCTTGTCGTAACCCAGGATGTCTTTGTGCGTTTCGGAATTGCTGATCAAGTCGAAAGACAGTTCATCAAATGCCGTGGGGAACCGTACCTTGGTGGCTTTGAGCACGCGCGGGGCGTCGTTCGTCTCGCCGTCGCGGAACACCAGATAAACGCCCTGGGCATCGCCGGTCCAGGCAGATGCACCGCGCGGGCTCAGGAAATCTGACTCGAGCGAGCCCAGGGCCTTCGCCGTGTGCGTGATAATGATCAACGGGAAATCGACAAAAGACTCCTTAACGTGCGCCATAGCTTTTCCGACCTCCGCGTTATCGTTCTCGTTCTCCAAATCAAAAACCGCATTCGCTGTATCAAACACCACCAGCGGCAGCGCAGAATAAAACGTCCCATCTGCTTTTTCATTATCGACGGTCCATCCCCGATATTCCTCGGCCACCTGCGCCACGATCTTTGGGTCCAGACGCTTGGCATGAATGATTTTGATGCGGTTTTCGAACACCTGGGCGTCGTTACCGACATATCCCCAATTGTGTACCGAGTAGATAACGCGCTGCACCTGCACGACGGACTCGGTGACGATGATCACGTTGCGCCGGATCGACGGCTTGAGTGCGTAGTCTGGCGGGCAGATGTGCGCGGCGGTCAAGGCCAGCGGCACAATCAGCGTGGTTTTGCCGACACCTGGGGCACCGGCAATGACGTTCACACCCACGCTCATGAAGTCATCGAAGATATATTCAAAAACGAAAACCTTGCTCGCGCCTGACTGAGGCTCGGCGCGGCTCAGGCTGAGAGGGTGCTCATCCTGCTTGATCTTGGCTTCTGGCACCGCAGGCTTGTCGTGGTTACCCTGCCAGCCATTGTCGATAGCCATGCGGAATATCGACCGGTAAGTGATGCTGTGGGGCCGATCGATGTCTCGCTCCCATTTCCGGCGCTGGGCAGCCGCATCAAATTTTTCGGACTTCGACGCCCATTCGGTCCAAATTTTGTATCCATTCTCGCCATACGGTTTGAGAACCAACCCGACATTTACCCAAGTCGTATAGTCGTCCGCATCAACGTGCTTGAGGGCAGATCGAAGGTCGTCGAATGTCTGGGCGGTGGCGACCGGTGCGCCATTGCGCTCGACGAGGCTGTAGTCAACTGCTGACCGACCCCGGCTCGAGATATAGTCGGGCAAGGGTGCGGGCTTTGCCGGGTTTGATTTGCTGATGGGCGACCGACCCTGGGCCCAGCGATAATCGCCGCTGATGCCGAGCGTGGGTGCCACGCAGATGTAGCCGTGGTGTTTGAGGTCGAGCCCATCGCCCAGCGTGCCCGGGTACGACATCTCGGGATCGGCGGCGAACACCCGATGCTCGCCACCACCCTGCGTGATCGCCACGCAATCGGAGTGCAGCACGCCATGCTCGGCCTCGATCTGTGCCAGCGTATCGCGCCCGTCATTGCGTGGGTCGATGTCGAGTGCCAGCAGGCCCGACGCGGCCAGGCTGATGCCGATGCCCGCATCCGGGTCCACCGCCCACCAGTCCCTGATCACCTGCTCATCGGCGCTGGCATCCTGATGCCCATGCGGAACCAGATTGGTGTGAGGATGCTTACCGGGCGTGTGACCTTTCTCACCATGCGGGCGACCACACCGGCACTGACCATGGGCGTCGACGGACCAGACGGGCAAGACGTGCCAGCCCAGGCGCGCATATGCCAGGGCGTAATCGACCGGCTTGGGTTGATCATCGACGACCCAAATGTGTGAGGGTGGTTTGGCCATTAAAAATGTTCCTCAATCACATTCCAGTATTGACCTTTTTTTCTAACCACTACCGTATCGGGCATCTGCGCGCCTTTGATTTGCCAGGACAGCGACTTTGCCGAAGATGGTAGAGAGACGGCAAGGCCACGGTTGAAAAAAAACTGATGCGTTTTGTAAGTCGGATTCTCAGTGTCGATAAAACTGCTCGCCTTTATCGGCACCCCCTCAGTGGTGGTGCAGGCATAATGCACAAGCAGCACCGCCACATGCTTGCCTTTTGGAGTGATTGCCACCGCGCTAACGCTCTGGACATCGACCTTAACAATTGATTCGGTTAGAACCGCTTGGCCGGTCATCGGGTCAATCGCTAACAGCGTGTTAACCCCGGAATAAATTTTTTGCTCTGTCGGAGCATCTTTCGGGGCATCTGTCGATGAGTAGGGCCCGGCGGTGTACACCACCTCAAGCCCTTTCTCGCGGTAAAAATTCTCGTACATGTCCACGCCACCCAGGCGGATCAAATTGCCCGCATAATCTAAAATTAAACAATTTTTTTTGTCAGGGTGCAGCCGCGTTCCACGACCCTGTATCTGCACCCACAGTGACGATGACAGGGTGGGCCGCAGGCAAACGATGCAATCCATGGCAGGAAAGTCAAAGCCGGTGGTGATCATATCCACCGAGCAAAGCACCCGCACGGCGCCCGACATAAAATTACTCAGGGCCGCTTGGCGTTCATCAGATGACATGCCCGAATGCAACACAGACACAGACCATTCGGTAATTTCTCGAATGATCTCGGCGGTTTTAGTCACGGCTTTAACCGTGGGGCAATAAACTCCAATATGCTGGCGCTTTTCAGCCAACTTCAGCATTGATCTAGCTACAGATTTTAACCATGTCTCAGTTTGGGCGGCTGCAACTTGCGACTGTATAAAGTCACCTTTAATGGCAATCTTCTGCATATCAAGCTGGACGGCAGTCTCGACACCCACCAGCGGGCACAGCCATCCATCCGCTACGGCACGTTGTACAGTGTAGCTATAGGCTAGTGTATCAAACCAGAATTGCTTACCCTCGCCATGAATGACGCCGTTGTCCATGCGCCAGGGCGTGGCGGTCATAGCTACTCGGCCAACCCACGGGTATCGGCTGAGTAATACCTCATATTGGCCGGGCTCACCCTCGTTGTGTGGCACCCGGTGAGCCTCGTCGATGATGATCAAATCCGGGGCGATCAATTTATCGAGCATGCCGGTGACGCTCTGGATCGTGCCATACGTCACGCCGCCCCAGGTGTCCCGACGACCGAGACTGGCGCACACGATCGCCGGTTCGATGCCCGCATATCGCTCGTATGTGAATGCGTTTTGCTTAACTAATTGCTGCACGTGGGTAATCATCCACACCTGCCTGTTGGTGGCGCGGTAGTGCTCTGCCAGGGCGGCAATTATGAGGGACTTGCCGGTGCCCGTAGCAAGCTGAAGCACCGGGTTAGAGCCCGCCTCCAGCGCCACGAGAGCGGCAGCTAGGGCTTCTTGCTGATAGGGTCGTAGCTGCATGTGATGCCTCAGTTATCGGTTATGGGCCGGTTATAGCGTTATCTGGCCCACTTTGCCAGCAGTACGGTTTCTCCCGGATCGCGGCGCTGCACTGTGGCGATGATGCCGTCGCTGTAAAACGACTGATATGGCGTCATGTCGACTAACGGAAAGCACCAATTCCACACGCGGGTAGCATGCGGGCATCGTGCTATGATTTTCCAATTCTGAGTCAAATCATTGACGCTGTGGGCCTCTTCCTGCGTGGATATGACAGGCCCGGCACTCAATCCAACATTGTCCATCATCTCTTTTCCGTAGGTTTGACACGACCGATGGTGATGTTGTTGTCCGCGCGAATGTCCTTGTTGCTCCAGCACCAGCACTCGCCATCCGCCTGAAACACGACCCAGAGCAGATCGTGCTCGAGGCCATAGTCAATCACCAGTTGCGCTACGCCTTTGCCGATGGGCGTTGTCATCGGGATCGGCGGGTTGAGTTGTAAGATCATGATGTTGCCTCTAAAAGTTGTTCCATCTCGGCTTTGATTTGTGTAATCCGTTGTTGTCGAAACATCTCAAAAGCCTCGTCTACAACGCGCTGCGGGATAAAGGTTCCCGGTGTGCCGCCCTGCTCAATCTTGCGAGGAGTGTGGCAGGAAATTCTAAGTTGCAACGCCGCAGCATAATATGCAGCTTTTTTGCTGCGGTGTACGCGGGTGGCCATCTCGACGACGCTGCGGGGCGTGACACCTTCGCTCACGGCTTCACCCCCGGCGCTGCTGCGAGCATGGCGCGGCTGCGTATTGCATCACGAAACGCTGCATCAGAAAGAAGTAAACCCTCTTCAAAAGCTTCGAGCGGCGACCACGTGTCAGCACCGTCAGGGACTTCGATACGCACAGTAACAGATGCACACGCCTCACGCTCAGCCTCTGTTGCCACCTCCCGCAGCCGCGCGTTCTCGGCGCGAAAGGCGTCTACCTCGGCTGGCATTAGGACTGGGCCAGCGTAAGTCCAGCCATTCTCAACCATGCCTGACGGATCATCGCCGCCATCAAACCACACATAATCCTTTTGGTCAGAATCCCACTCAGCGACAAATAGTTTGTCACTCCATCCGACAATCCAATGCCACCCATCCCGCTCAGGATTAAGCGGCACGCCCGGCTTGTCGGGATCAGGCCAGTCGTTCATGGCTTCACCTTCAGGGCTGCGCGTGCGGCCACCCATTCAGGCGGGTCTTTCCACTCTGTTTTTCCGCCCATATCATCCGCCCACTTGGCTCCGCAGCAGTCGCAAATTTCCCAGAGAAACCCGCCACGGTGCGTTTCTTCGTGCTGGCATGTGTAGCGTTCGTCGCGGTCGAGTAGGTTCTTTAAAGCCTCCCGCAGCCGCGCGTTCTCGGCGCGGAGCCGCTTGATTTCATCACAAGATTCGCCTGGGGTTGCAGCTTCCCACCTCATATCAAAGTCCTTTGAACGAACCCAGAATATCCCATTGTAAATGTCGTCTTGATCGGTCATGGCTTCACCCCCGGCGCTGTTTCTAGCATCGCCTCCCAAATTCCAATCACGGCACGCCCGCCGCTCTCATCATATCCAGCGCGCAGCATCTCTCTGGTCGGCTCAACAGGCACAACCGCCCACCCTGCCGCGCGGATTGCGGCGAGAGTGGCAATAACGGAATCTTGATTGCTTGCGCTGCACCACGTTGCTCCGTCCAGAACATAGCAGCCTTTGGGCTGGCATTCGCAAGTTGCCCGCGCCGCTTGAGTAATCAGTTCGGCTTCGTCTTTTGCTGGTTCGCTCATTCCGCGCTCTCCTCGCGCAGGGCATCGGTCAGCGCCCAGGTCGCATCCATAAAAACCTGCATGGCGAGGTCATACGACCCGTTACTGTAGGCCATGTCATCGCCCTGCTCGACGGCGAGCAGTGCATCGAGGGCGGCACCGACTTTGGCGCGCAGGGCCTCAATGTCAGGCTTAGGGGGCTGTTGGACGGTCACTGTGCGGTCTCCTCGCGTTTGCGGTACATGACTACTCTGACGACGCCGAGAGCCTCCAGCATGGCTCTGCCGGGCTCACAGCGTGAATTTAAGACGTTGCTCACATAGGGGGACGATATGCCGTGAGCCTCGGCCCATTTTTTCTGGCCACCGGCTGCCTTGCATGCGTCTGTCAGCAGCCGACAGACGTCTACGTGGTCGATGTAATAGGTGGGCATCAGGCCCCCGCTTTTTTGCGGAGGCGCTTCACAACTCGTTCGGCTTTTGTGGACACTCGCTGAAGAACAGCCATAAGTTCAATTAGCTTTTCTGGCGCGGCCTTCTCGTCCCAATCGACCGCATTTCGGATGGATTGGTTCAAAAGGTTCTCAAATGTTTCGGTAATGGTCCAGCTCGTTGCTTCGTCATCTCCGCAGATTACATATGGAACACCATTGCCTACACAGCCATCTATGAAGTTTTTGCGCAGGTCTTGGCGTATTTCCTTTGCGAAAGCTCTAGCCGCCTTCTTGCCGTAATTATCGGCGGCGTGTGTGTCGTCGAGCCAATCATATGCGTCCTTAAAGATTTCGCGCTTGGGCATTGTTTTATGCTCCTACCTTGGCTTTGACGCGCAGGGTCGTGACGACCGTCTGGCGCGTGCATTCGACGACCTGATCGGGCGTCAGGTATTTCTGGGCCACCTTGGCATCAAACGTGGCGCGCTCGCTCAGGGCAACGACGACGTCAGCGTAATCGCCCGTGACGCGCTCCAGGCCGGTCGAGATGATCTGTTCGCGCAGTGCTTTTACCTGGGCCTCGATCTCTTTGAGACGCTCGCTCAGCGTGCTGTAGCGATCAGCGAGGGATAGATTGTCAAGCATTTTAGGTCTCCGAGTTATGAGTTATCCGGGCGTCGTGCCCTAAGACGTCTTTTATAATGGCCGAAAACGGCACGCAATAGAATTTTTCAAAAATTATTCAGGCTCTGGCATCAATAGGCTACCCACGGCGAGATGCAGGCCAAGCGCCACGGCAGAGGATGCAGGCACGCTGGCATAACCCACTTGTGCCTCGGTCTCGTATACGAGCAGTAGTACCGACGGATCGCGCGACAGCACTTCTTCCAGCGCCTTGCGGGCAAATGCGCCAATGGCGCAATCGTCGGGGTCGATGCGTTCCACCTTTGCCGATTTCTTCATGATGCTCTCCCTGCCTGCACACGCACCCGGTGCTTACCAGCAATCTCCTGGCCCCGAAACCAGGCAACTCCATTGATCACTTCACACAATTCTGGCGGCATCAGTTCCCCATTTCGGAATGTGAGCACGGCAAAGCCTGGGGTCCAAAGCCGGGTGTTACCCTGCATGTAACCAAAACATGGCCACGTCAATTCGGCCAGCATACCGCACTGCACGCCCCACCGACGCCCGCGCATGTCCACAGTTGGCACGGACTGGAGAGCATGCGAATCGCCGCTGATAAAATTAACGCCTGATTTGGTAGTGTTGTTGTAGCCCGCGTGAATGCCACCATGAAACCGGTGCATGACCACTGAGTCATTTAGGTCTAGCCGGTGACACATCTGCCAGTCTGGAAATTGCGCCGCAAAATCAAACCCCTCGACGCCTTCAAACATCGCCGCATTCAGCGCCAAATATTTATCGAATCGGTCATCGTGATTGCCTCGCACCCACCAGCGCAGGGCTCGAGGCGCGCATCCCATGATATCATCGAGGTGCTGTTTAGCGGCTTCCAATTCGTCTTTGACCCGGATGCGTTTGTTCCATCCGATTGGGTCGTGGCGCGATGGTTCGCCCATATCCACTAGGTCACCCACGCTCAGAAGGATGTCGGGCTTGATGGCTGGGATTGCTCGCAGCAATGCTTCGTGGGCGAGGCTGCGAGGCTGGTGCAGGCTCGTCCAATGGGCATCCGAAAACGCGACAACCGTGGCATTGGGGTGCCTCACCCGCTCGGTCAGTTCGCATTCCGGCGGATTGTCAGGATCGTATGCCACGGCTTGCCGGTGCAGTTTTCGCACGTCGGGCTTGTGAAAACGGCTGAGCGCGGCTTCGTATTGATTGGCCACCGTTTTGGTCGACATCGGCGGGTTAAAAGATCGGGCCGCTGTGCTGACATTTCCGTGGATGGCGACGGCGGTATAGACCGCCTCGATGTCGCTCCATTTGTATGCAGGTTGAGCCATAAGGTGTTGGACCTCCGGTCAAAGACGCGCCGTCAAGACGCGCCTCTGTGGATAACCATCAATCCGCAAAAAAATCTAGTCCAGCATCATATTATCGTTATGCGTCATCCTCGGTGTTGAGTTCGGCAATCGCGGCCAGTTCCAGCACCAGCGCGCTCGCTTCAATCCGTAGCGCGCTGGCCAAATAATGCTTGGCAAGCACTTCGCGCCCATACGCCATGTGCTCGGCGGCGATGGCCTGCAACATCAGAGAGACGTGGGCATCCAGGGCATCGGGGATGCCTGGGTGGCAGTGGCTTGCGCGGGCAATGTCCATCGCTAGTGCGCTGGCCTGATCGCGCACCGCCTCGGAAAATTTGAGGTATTGGGCATTAACCGGCGGGGCGATCATTTTTTTAAAGATGCTCATGACATGAACTCCTTCGCGACCATTGCGACATATTGCAGATCGTGCCGGGCACTGTCGTCATCGCCCTGCGAGCGGTGCGTCAGGTACTCGGCCACGGTCAACATGACCTCTCGGGCCACCTCGGGGTTGTCGTTGCGCTTGCGGGCGATGGCTTTGACCTGGGCGGCCATCTCGAGGTCGACGAGGTGCATAGGTAGGGGCTTATCCATTGGTTTCTTCCTTCTGAGTTGCGAGGTATGTTGCTTTGCCGCCCGCACCCAAGCGGCTTTTGCGGCAAAATTGGATGGGTCCGACAAACGCGCATTTGATTTGCAGGTTACGCATCAGCGTCATGGTCGTGACGCGCCACGTCCGGGGGCGTTCGCGTTTGCTGAGATAGATCGCATTGGCGATGGCCTCCACCGGCACCTCCTCGCCGCAGCGTTGGGCGAGGTAACGCACCGCACGATCCTCGTGCGGGGTGAATAGGAAGTGCAGCTTGAGCGGTTCGCTCTCGGTCATGTCGGTCATTTTGCGCGAGGCTTCCATGCTGTCCACACGGGTGTGCGTGCGGTGTCGATCCCGTCACGACTAGGCATCAGCACACCGATACCAGGCACGTCATCGCCAAACGCCACCCACGCCGGGTTAGGGCCATCGGGTATGATAGAGCACTGCGCACCATAGACTGACGCGATTTTACCAAAGTCAGACACATAGTCCGGGTTGAAATGCGCCCATGCACCGACCTGGCTGTGCTTGGGCAGTACGCGCCGCCAAAATGGAAAGCTCCCATCGATCGGCTTAAACACATAGGCATCGCCGAAATAGTCAATGCGCCATTCGTCGCCGGATTGCGTTATCGTGCCGTGTGTTATGCGCTTGTTTAGCTTGATGCGCTTCAGGGTATCGGCAGGAACAATGATCTCCTTCGCACCTGGCACGGTATGTCCGTCCATTTTGCTCGACCATTCGTCGGTCGCAGCTATGGCGACCATGCGATGCCCATCTGTGGCAATTGCTAGCACGCCGCCGTCACTGATTTCGAGACACACCCCTTTGAGGTAATAGCGGGTTTCATCGGTGCTCATGGCAAATGAGCAGGCTTTCAAAGCGCGAATATCAATTTCCATAGTCGTGTTCCTTATCGGTTGCTGAGTTGCATGGTTGCGTCTGCCGCGATGTGCGGAGACGGCACGGGGTAGAGGGTTTTGCGCTCGTAGGGTTTGCGGGTGGGCTGCCAGGGTTTTGCTTCGGCAATCTCGTGCATGTGCCAACCCTCCACCATACGAGCAGCGATGTTGTCGATGCTACGCATGGACAGCAGTGGGTGTTGTTTGCGTAGCTGCTTGATGGTCTTGGCCACCGCGATGTCGCACCACTGCTGGGGGCCTTCCTGAAGGGCCTGACGGGTCAGGGGTGGGAGTGCGTCATAGGCATCCCACCGGGCATTCGGCTTGCTGCGAGTGTATCGTGTGCGTCCGTTGCTCATTGCATGCTCTCCTTGTACACCGCGCCCGCCATGTCGCTGGCCATGTCCGTGATCTGTGCGAGCAGGTCGTGCGCAGATAGGGCAGGGCTGTCGAGCACATCAGCGTAGTGTGCCAGGGTCTCAAACGCGCGCTGAAGGGCGAGGATGGCCTCGCACTGGCGGGTATGGGTGTCGGCACCGGCCTCGCATGCCACGTCCCAGGAGCGGGCAATGGCGTTGTTCCAGGCGGTGAGTTCGTTGTGGTTGATGAGCATCGGAGTTCTCCAGTTATTGAGTTATCGGCGTCATTGCCTGGAACCGGTGTAGACCTCGGCTCCGAAAAAGAAAAGTGCCTTTTTGGAATTTTGTAAAAATTATTTTTGGCTCCGGATCGGGCAGTGTGGTGCCCGGCGCGGGGGGCCTTCGGGCAGGGCGAGCACATCCCACTCGCGGGTGGGGCGGACGTAGGCGACGCGGCCCCCACGCTCGATCCCATCGGCCATGGTGTTGGCCTCCTCGAGGGTGGCGACAGGTGAGCAGCGATGCCATTCCCCCATCTCGGTGCCGCCCGTGTAGTAGACGACTGTGTAGCTGGTCATCGCTCAGGCCTCCAGGGGGCGGCGGGTAAAGTGATGCTGTTCTGCGACGTGCTCGGCCAGGGCCTGCAATTCGTTCAGCACGCTGATCAGAGCCCGCTTGCGGGCATCATGCTCGGCATCGGCAGTGGCGCAGGCATCCGGCCCCTGGGGGTAATAGTCGCGACCATTCGGTGCAGCACGCGCCAGGGCCTCCAGGGCGGCGTGAACCGCCGAGATGGCATCGCAGTAGCCCTCGAGCAGTGCGCGCCCGCTGGTGCCGTTCATGTGGATCGTGGGGAGCATCATGGCTCAGGCCTCCGCTTGCAGGGTGGCGACGAGGGCTTCGGCCTCACGCCGGGCACGAGCATAAGCGCACTTGTCCGACTTGCCGACGCTCACCGAGCCGCTGTGCCAGACGATCCGGCGCACGCCACGGGCGCGCTCCGAGATCATGGCAGGGCGGGTGCCGGGCTCGATCTCGAGCACTGCGACGTTACGGTAGCGGCCAAACTGGCGGGCCTTGCCAGAAACTTTGGCGCTGCTGGTCATGACGATAAATTCGCTGGGGGTGGTCTGGGTCATCTGAGTTATCCGTTCTGGGTGGCGTGATTGCCTGAAATCTGTTTACCGGCAGGCGATAAAAAAGAAAAGTGCCTTTCGACGAATTTCGAAAAAAAATTATATGAATTTCGAAAGCCCGGGTTAATGCCCGGAACCGGGCATTCGATCCGGGCATTCGCTTGCAGCACATACGACGCGGGGTGCTGGAGGCGTTCCCGGCACAAGCCGGAACGCCGCAGGCAACGAAGTGTCTAGGACGTCAGTCACAATAATATATGAAATTCGAATGCCCGGCTTTTTGGTTTTCCTTTAGGCCGGGCATTCAAATCCGGGCATTCGATTTAGGAAAAGAGTGCTAAATTTCTGATGAGAGCGTTGGGGCTCAGAATGGCTCTAAAATGGGGCTTACGATGCCCGGTTTGGGGGCCGGTTTTTGCTTCCGGCGGGGTGAATGCCCGGATTACAAAATAGCAATCCGGGCTTTCGATTGCATGAATTTGATGGGTGCTTTGTAAACGGAAACGCCCCCCACCGGGGGGTGGAGGGCGCTTCGAGCCGGGGCGGTTTCGCTGGCCGGGATGGACAGCGTGCGTCGATGCTATCATTGCCGCTTGATGCGATGCAAGGGGCTAGGATATGATGGGGTATGCCAGATATTAAAACGATAACGCGACGCAGATCGGGGCCTGTGCCGGTTTTGGACAGGCCTGATGCTGATTTTGACATTGATATGATCTGCGACATGATTTCGACGGGCGAGTCGTTGACGGCTGTTGCCAATGAGATTGGCATTCACACGGCAAATTTGATCCGCTGGATTGAGAATGACTCGCAACGCTCCGCGCGCGTGCGCGAAGCTAGAGTGAGGTCCGCTAGAATTTGGGACGAGAAGGCTGAGCGGGTGATCGCAACCGCGCCCGACAAGTTTGAGTTGGATCGAGCGCAGGCTCTCGCCCATCATTACCGCTGGCGGGCGAAGGCGATTGCTCCGCGCGATTACGGCGACAAAGTGCAGCAGGAACACACGGGCGCTGGTGGCGGTCCTATCGCCATTGCTGCTGTCGATCTGCGCAACCTGAGCGATGCCGAACTCCAGAACATGCAGATGCTGATGGCCAAGGCGTCAGGCACCCCGTGAACAAGCCTCTCAGCCCCGCTGTCATGCTCGACATGATCCGGCGGGAGCAGGAACGGCGCGCGGCCTCGGCCAGCATGTACGAGTTCGTGAAGCAGTCCTGGCACGTCGTGGAGCCTGGCGTGCCGTTCGTGCCGTCGTGGCACATCGAAGAGATATGTGAACATTTGGAGGCGATCACTGCCGGGCAGCTTCGCAAGCTGTTGATCAACATCCCGCCGCGTCACGCGCTTCGCCTTGGTACGATTGTGCCAACCATGCGCGGGATGATATCGGTCGAAGATCTCAATGTTGGAGACATGGTCTTCGGCCCGGATGGCCAGCTTGTTCAAGTTCTTGGCAAGTCTGAAGTGTTTAATGACAGGCCGATCTATCGCGTTTGGACAGACGATGGCGCTTTCGTCGACGTTGACGGCGACCATATTTGGACAGTTAGGCTTGATAGAAAATACAAGCAATTCAACGATTACACGACAGAAGAGCTCTGGCACCGACAGAACGGCGCGTTTCTGAGAAAAAAGCGCGGCGGCGCAACTGAGCTAAACTTCAATCGTCCGACTAAAGATGTCAGGCTGCCTCGACTGCCGAATTTCGCAGCGTCTCAGCATGGACACAAGGATCTTCCCGTCGACCCATATGTTCTCGGTGTCTGGCTGGGGGATGGAACATCGGCCAACAGCAGCTTCACAATGTCTGAGGAAGACGCGGTAGAGGTCTGCGCTGAAATCGAGCGCAGAGGCTACATGGTGAGGAAACCGCAAGCACGATATCGGCATACGATCCTCGGCCTCATGACCGAGCTTCGAAAGCTTAACCTGATAAATAACAAACACATCCCTGAGCAATATCTTCAGGCAAGCGTGTCGCAGCGCCGGGATCTTCTCAAAGGCCTGATGGACACCGACGGCAACATAGCCGTCGGCGGTCAATGCTTCTTTGCTCAAAGTAACTTTGCTTTTATCAATCAAGTTCTTCGCCTGCTCAGGAGCCTTGGAATTAAGGCAAACTCCATAGAAACTAGAGCCACTTTGGATGGTCGGGACGTTGGGCCGACATGGAAAGTTTCTTTTTATGCGAAAGACGTCGCCCATCTTTCGCGGAAAGAAAACAGAACAAAATCTACTGATCCGAAATTTGGCCGATACATCAAGATTGAAAAGCTTGATGAGGTCGACAGTACGCAGTGCATCCGCGTTGATCGCGCAGACGGCCTGTTCATGGTTGGTGACGGGTACATCGTCACCCATAATTCCAAATCCACTATCGTCAGCGTGATGTGGCCGATGTGGGAATGGCTGACCAACCCCGAACATAAATATCTTTGCGCCAGCTACAGCGGTAACCTGAGCATCCGCGACAACCTCAAGGCTCGCCGCCTCATTCAGTCGCCCTGGTATCAGGAACGCTGGGGGCATTTGATCAAGCTGAGCGGCGACCAGAATGCCAAGCAGCGGTTTGAGAATGACAGGACGGGCTACCGGCTTGCCACGTCAGTGGGTGGCACGGCGACGGGTGAGGGTGGCTCCCGCCTCATTCTCGATGACCCTCACAGTGCTCAAGAGGCCCAGAGCGATGCCATCCGCAGCAGCGCCCTCGAGTGGTTCGACGTGGTCTGGAGCACGCGCCTGAACGATCCGAAAAAAGACGCCATGGTCACGATTATGCAGCGCCTGCACGAGCGCGACATATCGGGACACATTCTCGAGGACATCGGGGGCTGGGAGCACCTGCTCATTCCGGCTGAGTGGGATGGTGTGCGGCGCAGGACGGTGCTCGGCCCGTATGATCCGCGCCAGGTCAAAGGCGAGTTGATCTGTGCCGAGCGTTTTGGCCCAAAAGAAATCACTGAACTGAAACAATTGCTCGGCGTGTACGGCACTGCTGGTCAGCTTCAGCAGGATCCGACGCCGAGCACGGGCGGCATTCTGAAGACATCTGAGATACAGCTATGGCCTGCCGACAAGCCGCTGCCGCAGTTTGAATACATCCTGCAATCGTACGATTGTGCATTCACCGAGAAAACTAGCGGCGATCCGACAGCCTGCACGGTGTGGGCCGTCTTCACCCACAGCGGTCAACGCAACATCCTGCTCATTGACGCCTGGGACGAGCACCTCAGCTATCCTGACCTGCGCGCCCGGGCGATCAAAGACTGGTCGACCGAGTATGGTGCGACATCGGTCAAAGATGGCATCCGCCGCCCGCGCAAGCCCGACCGGATACTCGTCGAGGCTAAGGCCAGCGGTCAATCGCTGCTGCAAGACCTGCGCCAGGCCCGCGTGCCTGCGGTGGGCTACAACCCGGGCATGGCCGACAAGGTCAGCCGAGCCCATCAGGCCGCCCCGACACTGGAGCTAGGTTTCGTCTGGGTGCCCGAGTCGGGGAAGAACAGGGGCCAGCCGGTAAGCTGGGCACAGCCTTGCATCAAGCAGTTGGCCAAGTTTCCGGTTGCAGAACATGATGATTACGTCGATACATTCACCCAGGCCATTCTGTTTTTGAAGAATGAGCGATGGTTTGAACTGCCACAGGCTCGAGAACGCGATGAGCCGCCACAATTTCGACGTGAAAAGGTGAACCCTTATGCCGCGTAGCCCTAAGCCGATCTGGGACAAGAAGCGCCCCGCCGATCTGGGCGAGAGCAAGGAACTGTCATCGAAGCGCAAGGCATCGGCTAAGGCTATGGCCAAGTCTGCCGGTCGACCCTACCCAAATCTGGTCGACAACATGCGAGCGGCGAAGAAGAAGTGACCAAGCCCGTCGACAAGGCCGCGATGGCTTGCAACAAGCCGCGCCGCACGCCGGACCACGCGACAAAGTCGCACGTCGTCAAGGCATGTTTCGACGGTAAAGAGAAAGTCATCCGCTTTGGCGAGCAGGGCGCGAGCACCGCTGGCAAGCCGAAAGAGGGTGAGTCGGATCGCATGAAGGCGAAGCGCGCCAGCTTCAAGGCGCGGCATGGCGAGAACATCGCCAAGGGTAAGAGCAGTGCCGCGTTTTGGGCGGCCAAGGTAAAATGGTGAGGAATCAGTAACATGGCCGAACGCAACAACGCCCCTCCCCGCATGACCGCCTTGGGCCTGCTCGAGCAGATGCGTCGGTCAAATGCTGCAAACCGCGAGGCCCCGTTTGACCCGATAGCTGCTTTCGCCCGTGAGCGGCGTGCGGGTCCCACCGCCCCGCTGTTTGGTGGCCAGCGCCAACAGCCTCTGCCGATCCCGCCGACGCCGCCTGCCGTGATACCGCCGCCACCGCCCCAGCAGGCCGCGCCACAGGCCGCTGCCGCGCCGCAGGCCCGTACCCCTGCCCAGGCACTCCCGGTGCCCCCACGGCCCCCTCAGTTGGGTGCTGACGGCAATCCCATCCCGCCCGCTGTGTTGCCGCAGGTGCCCGGTGCCGAACCTCAGCCCCTGCATGTCCGGTTCAACCCAGAGAACCCGTATGTGGCGACGGCCACGCAGATGGCCGAGCGGTATGGCCTGCCGCCCAACGTGCTGCTGTCGCTGCTACATCGAGAGAGCCGGTTTGACCCTAATGCGGTGAGCCGGGTGGGCGCTCTCGGTCTCGGCCAGCTGATGCCGGGCACGGCGCGCGATTTGGGCGTTGATCCTCGTGACCCGATGCAGAACATCGAGGGCAGCGCACGTTACCTGCGCCAGCAGCTTGACCGGTTTGGCGGTGACATGACGCTGGCCCTGGCGGCGTACAACGCAGGCCCTCGACGGGTGGCAGAAGCGGGCAACGCTATCCCCGACATTGCTGAGACGCGGGCCTATGTGCCCACCGTCATGCGGAATGCTGGCATGCCCGGCTATGCCAAGGGTGGCCTCGCTGAACTTGATCATAAGTATTCCCGTGGTAACCTTGTTGAAGTTCCTGGTGTGGCGACTCCAATTCCGGCTTTTGATTATCACGTCCGAGCAAACCGCATCCGCACGCCTCGCGCACCGCGCCCGGCCCCGCGCGAGGAACTGACGGCGGACCAACTGAACGCCATGGTGCTGGACAGGCTCGCCGCGCGCTATGACGTGGCTCCTGAATCCATCATGGCCGCCGAAGCCCGTGAGCGGATTGGTCGGGCTATGGGTTACGCTGAGGGTGGGCTGGCTGATCTGCATCAGAAGTATGAAAGCGGTGGCCGCGTGAAGCGTACCGTGGGCGCGCTTCGTCGTGCGGTGCGGGGCTCGGCCCCTGAGCCTGTTGTCGAAAACCCGAGGGCGGTAATGGGCGGCAACAACCCGCCCCGGAGCGTTCTCAAGCCCACCATGACGCCCGACGAGGCGATGGCTATCGCCACCCGACCCCAGCCAGGGGCTGGTGTGCCACGCCTCGAGGGTGATGATCTGGAGCGGGCGAACGAACTCTCTCAGCGGGTGCTCGACTTCCGCGCCGCCCAGATGCGCTTGCCGGTCGACGCCCGTGTTCAGCCCCGGCCAGAAGATCAGTTGTTTCCGCCAGCACGTTTTGACCAGCCATTGGAAGCTGGGCCGTCAAACGTCGCTCAGGAACTCGAATCACTTCGCATTCAGAATATCTCACCGACACAATCACTGCCCGGATCGCGGGCGGCGGCTGGTCTGGCATCCGATCTGGCGGAAAGATACGGCACCACCATGGACCGGATCGTTGGCGATCTGGACCCCATCGCACGCATCATGCGTGGTGAAGAGGTGCCCGGTGCGACACCGGCCCAGATCGCATCGGCCCGTGCCGGTGAGTTCTACAACATGCGCCCGGTCTATGACGTCCTGCGCGGGCAGGGTGTTTCCCACGATGAGGCCCTGCGCCGCATCCGCCAGGAATCCCAGGCTATTGCGGGCACCAGCCCCCGCACCGACACCGAGCAGAACGTGCTCAATTCAGCGTTCCTCCAGAACCGGATGGCGCGCGGCCTGCCGATAGACAAGAACACCGTCGAAAACGTGACCGGCCCTGGTTCCGGTTATGGCATGATCTACGACCAGCACCCGGCCCTGACACAAGGCTTGCTGGAAGGGACGGTCAGTCTGGCCCAGAACCCGAAGCCTACCGTCTTTGGGCGCAACATCTCTGGTGACCGCACTGCCGTGACCGCCGACGTTCACAACGTCCGGGCCGTTAACATGATCTACAACGACGTGAACCCCGGCGGTCTCCCGGCGTCGTCGTTTGATACCGCCGCAAAATATCGGGAGTATGTCGACGCTTACACACCCAACGCTGAGGGTGTCGTTCGTGGGATGAGTGACGACGAACTGCGTGAGATACTCGTCGCCCGCCCCAGCGGCCAAAAGGTGCGCGGCCAGAGCATTTCGACCGAGTATCCGATTTACAACGACATCACGACGAACATCGCCGAGCGGCTGGGGCTGACGCCTGCCGATGCCCAGGCCCTGATGTGGTTTCACTATGGCCCTCGCACCGGCTTGGCATCCGAGGCCCACACGGTGCCGGAACTGCTCAACCAGCGCATGTCAATCACCTCCCAGGCTTTGGACATCCCACCGGAGGAGGTGCTGCGCCTCTACACGCGCAACATGATCCCGCTGGCAGGCGTGGCACCCGCTGCGATCCTCGCCCGTGAAGGCGAAGCCGCGCCGAGCCTCGAAGAACTTGATCAGCGGTATGCCGAGGGTGGCCGCGTCATGAGCGACGAGGAGTATGACCGCCGCCTGCTCGAGCGCATGAAGCGCGACACGGGCCGCACCACCGAGTCAACCAATGCCGAACAGGCTCGGGCTATACGCAGCGCAGGCTATGATGCTGCCCAGTTGGCGTCGGACATCTTCCTGCCGCAGAGCCCTCTGGATGCGGCCCTGATGGTGGCGCTTGGGCCGGGGGGTCGTATGGCCCGGCTGGCAGGTTCGACGGCTCTGATGGCGATGGAGCCGAGCGAGGCGGAAGCGGGTGGGCTGCGTCGCGCTGTGGGTAGGGCGTTAGGCCGCCAAACGCCGGATGAGCCGCCGATGGTGGCCATGCACAATGTTCGGCAGGCGGGGTTGGAGAAGATTGCCAATAACGAAGGCGTTGTCGTGGCCCCTTCAATTGGCATCTCGCGCGCCGATGATCCGATGGACAGCTTCGGTGAAATTTCATTGATAGCATCGCCGCAGACTGTCGATCCTAGGCGCACCCCGGTCTACGCGCGCGACGCCTACACGCCGCGTTATCCATCTGTCATACCGAAAACAGTTCGTGACCGAGAAAAAGAATATGTGCGTCTTTACAACGACGACACCGGGGAATCGCGCCTTTTACCGCACACGCCTCGAAACGCCTTGCGTGTCATGACCAATGATCCATGGCGTGGTGGCGAGGATTTCATCACCGATAATTGGCTGCTGGGGCAGATCACGCCGCAGTTTCGCAACATGAGCGAACTGCGTGGAGCGAGAGACCGCTTGGTGCCCCGCACGGATAAGTCTGTTGAGGATTGGCAGAATCAACTAGGTGCTTTGCGTCAAGAGTTTCGCGAGGCACTGCCAGATAGCATTCGTGATAATTTTAATTTCATTGATAGCCACACTCGCAACATGGCCGAAGCCGTGCAACGTGGCCCCGGCGGCATGGAATATATCAATCGCAACTATTACGGCAACGCAATTCCCGAAGACCTGCTTGAACGCACGCGGGCACATCTGGAAGCAGGCCGCGATTTGCCCGCCACCTATTTCGAGGCCAAGCCTCGCCGGATAGTGCCGCTGAACGAGTTCCAAGGCGCGGTGGTTCCTGTGCAAGCATCGAAAGACGTGACAGATTTGCTTCGCCGGTACGGTGTTGATGACATCCGATATTACAACCGGTTGGCATCGAGGGATGATGCTGACCGAACGGCGCAGATTCGCCAGTTTGAGCGATTGATGTTTGGCGCAGCGCCGGTTGCAGCGGGTGCGGCAGTTGCTGACCTAGACCAAAAATATGCCGAGGGTGGCGCGGTCAGTGCTCAACCTGCTATCTATGATCCTGACGCGGTAAACACGCTCGCCAATCAAATCGAGGCTGGATATGTCTGACACTCTCAAAGACGATGACGACGACAAGCCCGGCGAGATGATTGAACTCGATGACGAGGACAATCTCGAGGTCGAGGATACCGAAGACGGCGGCGCGATTATCCGGCTCGAGAACAGCAAGGATGAGAAGCGCCACCTCGAGCACTTCGCAAACATTGTCGAAGAGGTCGATCAGGCGGCGCTGAAGGATGTTGTCAGCGACCTGCTCGATAAGATCGAGCGCGACAAGGAGGCCCGCGAAAAGCGGGACAAGCTGTACGAGGAAGGGCTGCGCCGTACCGGCCTGGGTGACGATGCCCCCGGCGGTGCTCAGTTCAGCGGCGCGAACAAAGTCGTTCACCCAATGCTCGTCGAAGCCTGCGTGGATTTCTCCGCACGCTTCATGAAAGAAATTTTTCCGTCGAACGGGCCGGTTAAGAGCAAAATTTACGGCGAAGCGGACAAAGCCAAGCTCGAAAAGGCTGAGCGTAAAGCCGCCTTTATGAACTGGCAGACCACGCAGCAGATGCCCGAGTTCCGCAGCGAACTGGAGCAACTGAGCACCCAGCTTCCGCTCGGCGGCGGTCAATACCTCAAATTCATGTGGAACCCGCAGCACCGTCGTCCGCAGGCCGAGTTTGTGCCGATTGACGACGTGTATCTGCCGTTTGCCGCCACGAACTTCTACACCGCCGAGCGTAAGACGCATGTTCAGTACGTCACGAAGATGGAGTACTTGAAGCGCGTTAAGGCGGGCATGTATATCGACGTTGACCTGGGGTATCCCGATGATCCCGAGTTCAGCAAGGCGACGATTGCCAACGACAAGATTGAGGGTCGCAAATCGACTAGCTACAACGAGGATGGCCTGCGGACCATCTTTGAAATCTACACCTACCTCGACATCGAAGACGAAGACCTCTGCCCGTACATTCTGAGCGTCGACAAGTCGACCGGCGAGGCCCTGGCACTCTATCGCAACTGGGAAGCGGATGATGCCCGGCACCAGGAACTCGATTGGATTGTCGAGTTCCCGTTCGTGCCTTGGCGCGGTGCGTACCCCATTGGCCTGACGCATATGATTGGGGGCCTCTCAGGAGCCGCTACAGGTGCCCTGCGCGCTTTGCTGGATAGCGCCCACATCCAGAACATCCCCACTCTCCTGAAGCTCAAGGGTGGCCCTGGCGGGCAGACGATCAACCTCCAGCCGACCGAAGTGGTCGAGATGGATGGCGGTGCTCTTGTCGACGACGTCCGCAAGATCGCCATGCCGATGCCTTTCAATCCGCCCAGCCCGACGCTGTTCCAGCTTTTGGGGTTCTTGGTTGATGCCGGTAAGGGCGTCATCCAGACTTCCTTCGAGAAGCTGAGCGATCAGAACGCCAACCAGCCGGTCGGCACCACGATGGCCCTGATCGAGCAGGGCATGGTGGTGTTCTCGAGCATTCACGCTCGCCTGCACAACTCGATGGCCCGGTGTTTCAAGATTCTGCACCGGATCAACTCGGCATATCTGACCGAAGAGGACATCGCGGCCCAATCTGACGGGCTGGAGATCGACCCGTCCGATTTTGATGGCCCGCTCGACGTCGTGCCGGTCAGTGACCCGGCAATTTTCTCCGAAACCCAGCGTTTTGCCCAGATACAGGCGATCATGGCGCGGGCAGCGGCGATACCGCAGCTATATGACCCCCGCAAGGTCGAGGAAATCTTCCTCCGCACCCTGAAAGTCCCGGCAGATGAGGTTCTCCAGCCGGAACCGGGCAAGGATAACATGGACCCGGTCAGCGAAAACGTCGCTGCCGCCATGGGTCGGCCTGTTTATGTGCTGCCAAAGCAGGATCACCTCGCTCACATCATGATCCACATGGCATTCCTGAAATCGCCGCTATTTGGCAGCAATCCGGCGATCACCAAGACGTTTTTGTATCCGATTTCGGTGCATTTGCGCGACCACCTGCTGAATTATTACCTCGTTGAGGCTCATAACTCTGTTGATATTGCTCAGAGAAAGGAACTGATCCCAGAAGAGGCCGAGGATCAGGCCAAGCTCATCATGCAAGTTCAGCAGTACATCGAGCAGCAGTTGGGCGGGATGGCGCAGGAACTCGCCGCTATCGACCAGGCCGCCCAGCAGTTTGCACCCCAGCCGCAGATGCCGCCTGACAGCAGCATGCAGGTCGCCCAGCTTGGTGCCCAGGTGCAGCAGATGGCCATTCAGCAGCGCGCCCAGACCGACCAGCAGCGCGCTCAGGTTGATCAGCAGCGTGTTCAGGTTGATCAACAGCGTCTTGCAATGCAGGCCCAGTCTGATCAGCAGAAAGCTCAACTTGAGCAGCAGAAGGCTCAACTTGAGCAGCAGCGTCTTGCGATGCAGGCCCAGCTTGAACAGGCGAAGCTCCAGGGCAAGCAGATCGAACTCGTTGAGAAGCTGCGGGCCGACCAGCTTAAGGAAGCCGCCGAGAACGAGCGCAAGGCGGCGGAACTTGCTTCTCGCGAGCGCATGAATCAGGCGGATAACGACACCGCCAAATTGCTTGCCGCTGCCGAGATGGCGACCGGCGAGAAGGTGGCGGTCAGTACCGGCACCGGCATCAACCCCAATCCATAGGAGTTTACATGGACGACAAGCCTAAGAAGAACGGCACGGTGCCGATGACCGGTGCCTATGTGAAGCAGAAGCACCGCCTGGCGGCGGGTGAGAAGCTCGACGGCCAGTCTCTGCCGCCTGAACCGAAGACGGAAAAGAATCAGGCGTGAACGAAAGCAAACTGCTCAATTTTTTGAAGCAGGCCCAGTTGCAATTTTCTGTGGACGCCCTGAAACGTCCACAGGAACGCGATGCCTTTGAGTATGGGTATCGCGTCGGCGTAGTTGCCGGATACGAGGCAGCTATTGGCGTGCTGTTAAAACTCATCGAAGAGGAGAAATCTGGTGGTAACGACTTCTGAGAACGCTCTGGCAGAGGCTTTCCCGGATGTAAATCCGGGCGTTCAGCCTTTTGGGAGCCGCGTTCTGGTCCAAATCCGTACCCCTCGCAAAGTCACAAAGGGCGGTATCATCCTGTCCTCTGACACGCAGGACACCGAAAAGTGGAACACCCAGGTGGCGAAGGTGGTCAGCGTTGGGTCGTTGGCGTTCCGAAACCGGACCACGCAAGAGTTCTGGCCCGAAGGCGCATGGTGCGTGCCAGGCGATTTCGTCCGCGTGCCGAAATACGGCGGTGACCGCTGGGAAGTGGCGATCAATCGCGACGACAGCGCCATGTTCGTGATCTTTAACGATCTGGATATTATCGGCCAAGTCACGGGTGATCCGCTGACGGTCAAGGCTTTCATCTGAAAGGAGATGAATTATGTCTGGCACTCTTAGAGAAGATGACGACAAGGACGAGGAAATCGTCATTGTTGAAGACCCCAGTCAGTTATCTGACAACGATCAGGATGACGATGACGCTGATGACCGCGTAGCCTCATCCGGCAGCGATGATGAGCGCGATGCCATTCGTGAGCGTCGGCGTGCCGAAAAGCAGGACCGGAAGCAGCGCCGCGACGAGGCAATCAAGCGCGACAAGCTCGAGCTAGATTTCCTCCGCAATCGCAACGATAATCTTGAGCGTCGGCTTAGCGTTCAGGAACAACGCGCCCACAACTCAGACTTGAGCGCGTATGATAACGCTCTCAACCAAGCCGCCCACGAAGCCGACATGGCCGAGCGGGTCATTGCCAAGGCTGTTGCTGCCGGTAACGGCGACGACGTCACACAGGCGATGCGATACCGGGATCAGGCGCTGGCGCGTATCCAGCAACTGCACGCCCAGAAAAATCAGGTGGCTCAGCAGGCCCCTCAGCGTCCGCAGCAACAGCAGCAGATTGACGAGACCACGCTGCGCTATGCCCATGAGTTCATCGAGAAAAACCCCTGGTATGACGCGACGGGTGGTAACGAAGATTCGGCTATCGTCATCGCCATCGACCAATCTCTGGCTAAAGACGGTTTCGACTCGCGCACCTCGGAATATTGGGACGAACTGAACAAGCGAGCGGCCCGCCGCCTGCCTGAACGGTTTGAGAAGGTTAACACCAAGCGTGAGCCGCGTGGTGGTCCAGTGGTGGGCTCTGGTCGTGAACACGCCCCGACAAGCACTCGTCGTGAGGTGTACATCTCGCCCGAGCGCAAGCAAGCCCTAGTGGAAGCTGGCGTCTGGGATGACCCGGTTCTGCGTTCCAAGTACGTCAAACGGTATGCCGAATATGACCGAAACAACAAGGCGTGAAAAAACCTTGCGCGCTGGTTTCAAAAACCCTAATGCTTCCTCAATCGCTGAAAGGAGCGATTTAATGACCGACGAACGCTTGAAAAAATCTGCTGGTGAAGGCCGCGAGAGCCGCGCGATGCAAGATCGTGCTGTTACCCAAAATCGCGAGATTTCTGATGATGAGCGGGTTGCTATGTTTCGTCAGCAATTCTTCCAGTCCTCTCTTCCAGACCTGCCAAAAATCCCCGGCTGGCACACCTGCTGGCTGACAACCACCAATCCCCGTGATTCGATTCACATGCGTATTCGACTGGGCTACGAGCCCGTGAAGCCGGAAGATGTTCCCGGCTGGGAATATGCGACGTTGAAGACCGGTGACTGGGCTGGGCTCATTGGCGTCAATGAGATGCTTGCCTTCAAGCTACCGATTTCTCTTTACGAGAAGTACATGCAGGAGGCGCACCATGACGCCCCGTTGCGCGAAGAAGAGAAGCTCACCGACACTGCCGATTTCCTCGAGCAGCAGGCCCGGGCTTCGAAATCCAAGCTGCAAATTGGGGAAGGCAATCTGGAGATTGGGCAGCGGCGGGAGGCTCTCTTTGACCTCTCGTAACCCCTCGATCCATTAGGAGCCACAATGTCTGCGATTAGCGCACCTTTTGGCTTTCGCCCGTCTTACCACAACAGTGGTCAGATGCGTCCGAAGGCTTACACCATCGCCAGCACCTATGCTGCCAACATCTTCTCCGGTGACCCGGTGAAGCTCACCGACAACGGCGTTGTCCAGCTTGGCACGTCTGACGGCACCCGCTCGGGCACCGTTGACGGCATCTCCCTGCTCGGCATCTTCGCTGGCTGCCAGTACAATGACGCCAGCGGCAAGCCGACGATCAGCCCCTTCTGGCCCTCGGGCGCTACAGGCACGGAAATCGTCGCCTGGGTGTACGATGACCCGGAAACGCTGTTCGACGTCCAGTACACCAACCCGTCGTCGGGCACGACTGTGCAGACCGCTGTCGGTGAAGAGTGCGACTGGAGCGTTGCCTCCCCGGGTGGTTCGACCCAGACCGGTCTCAGCAACTGCCAGCTTACCGCCATCCAGGCGACTTCTGGCCAGTTCCAGATCACCGGTTTCGCCTACAACATCAACGATTCGCTGACCGATGCCTATGTGCAAGTGACTGTTCGTATCAACGAACATCACTACAAGGCAGCGGTTAACTCGGTCTAAGGGGGGTCTGACACATGGCTACACCAATGCGTAGTACCGACTTCCGGTCGGTCGTTGAGCCCATCCTGAACGAAGTCTTCGACGGCGTTTATGATCAGCGCGCTGATGAATGGAAGATGGTCTTCCGCGAGCAGAAGGGTATTCCCCGCAATTACCATGAGGAGCCCGTGCTCTATGGTTTTGGCGCGGCCCCTGAACTGCCCGACGGCATGGCCGTTAGCTACCAGAGCGGTGGCGTTCTGTTCCTCCAGCGTTACCTCTACAAGGTCTACGGTCTGGCATTCAGCCTGACCAAGGTTCTTGTCGAGGACGGTGATCACATCCGCATCGGCCAGACCTACGCGAAGCATCTCGCGCAGTCTCTGATCGAAACGAAGGAGACGCTGGGCGCGAACATCCTGAACCGCGCGTTCAACGCTGCCTATCCGGGCGGTGACGGCGTGGCTATGAATGCCAACAACCACCCCATCGTCAACGGCACGTTCTCCAACGTGCTGACCACGCCTGCGGCGCTGTCGCAGACCTCGCTGGAGCAGTTGCTCATCCAGATTCGCAATGCCGTCGACAACAACGGCAAGCGCATCCGGTTGACGCCGAAGAAGATCGTGACGGGTCCGTCCAACGTCTTCCAGGCGGAAGTGCTGCTCAAGTCGGTGCTGCGGACCGGCACGGCTGACAACGACATCAACCCCGTGAAGTCCATGGGCTTGCTGAACGATGGTCAGGCGAACCTGTCGCGTATCACCTCCACCACTGCTTGGTGGATTCAGACCGACGCCCCCGAAGGTCTGAAGCTGATGATGCGCCGTGGCTTGGAGAAGTCCATGGAAGGCGATTTCGAGACCGACAGCATGCGCTACAAGGCCACCGAGCGTTACACGTTCGGCTGGACCGATCCGCGCGGCATCTTCGGCACCGCTGGCGTCTAATTGGGTGGGGGGCTTCGGCCCCCCATTCGCTTTCCCGGGTAAACCGGCGTTGCAGACAGTCCCGGCTGACGTCATGCAGACTGTAACGCTTATCTCGCATGAGAGGAAAAACAAATGGCTCAAACTCGCTTTTCCGGCCCGGTCCGGTCTGACAACGGCTTCATCGGTGCCGTCACCGGCAACGTTACGGGCGACGTGACCGGCAACATCACGGGCGACGTCATCGCAACCAATCAGGCTCTGTCTGGCGCGGGTGCGGTCAATATCACCGACATGCTCACCTCGCTGACCACGACCGGCGCGGCCCAGGCTCTGACGCTGGCCAATGGCACGCTGGGTCAGATCAAGATCATCAGCCACGTCGTTGACGGCGGTTCGGCGGTGCTCACCCCGACCACGAAGATCGGTTTTACCACCATCACGTTCACTGCGGTTGGCGACAGCGCAATGCTGATCTACACGGCGGCTGGTTGGGCAATCGTGGGTGATCGCGGCGTCACAATCGCCTGATCCGGCATAAAGGAGGCGCGCGATGGCTGACGCAGTATCGTCCCAGACGATCCTTGACGGTGAACGCCTGTTTATCGGCAAGTTTACAAACATCTCAGACGGCACGGGCGAGACGGCGGTCGTAAAGATCAACGCCTCTGCCCTGAACCCGAATATTTTCGGGTATGCCTGCAACGGTGTGAAGATCAACAAGATTTGGGCGACCACTCACGGTTTGGAAATCCGAATTTTGTTTGATGCCACCACGGATACATTTGCGTGGCAAATTCCCCAAAATACGAACTATCTTATGGATTTTTCGTCGTTCGGTGGCCTGCCTAGCAATGCCGGTGCGGGTGTGAATGGCAACGTGTTGTTTACCACCGCCGATGCCAGTTCCGGTGACATGTACACGGTGGTTCTGGAGTGCATCAAAACCTACGCGACACTGTGACGAGGCGATGCAATGGACATAACGCTGTGGAACGCTGCACTATCTTTGGTTGTTGGCGTCATTGGTTGGGTTCTGAAGGATAAGGCTGGGGAACTGGCCCGCATATCCATCCTTCTGAACAAGACGCGCGAGGAAATCGCTAAGGATTATGTGACGAAGACGGAAGTTCACGTTGACATCAACCGCGTGATGAACCGCCTTGAAGTGCTTGATGCAAAGCTTGATCGCTTAATTGAAAACATCCGTGTAAAGGGTCCAGGCAATGGGTAAGACGCTGCAATACGTCTCTGAGTTTACGTTTCCGTCCGCCGGTAAGACGGCGGCACCGGGTTATGCCAAGGGCGGCATGGCTATGGGTAACATGAAGTCAACCAAGCCTGCCGCTTCGCCCGCCCCGAAGAGCGACATGCTCTATAGCAAGAAGGAGAACACCGCTAAGACCCTCCTGTCTGACGGCAAGGGCGCACCGATGCCGCATGCCAAGGGTTCGGTGAACATGGCTATGGGCGGCATGGCGATGACTCCCGCTCAAGCGGCCACGGCTCAAGTTCTGGCAAACCGCCAAGCCGCAATGGCTCGCGCCCCTGCCATGCCCATGCGTGCCATGGCCAAAGGCGGTATGGCCAAGGGCGGCATAAGTGACTGCGGCATGGCCAAGGGCGGCATGTCCAAGGTCGGCAAGGTCATGGGCGAGTTCAAAGCCGGTGAACTGCATTCCGGCAGCAAGAACGGCCCCATGGTGACGAACCGCAAGCAGGCTGTTGCGATTGGCATGTCGGAAGCCCGCAAGGCTTCCAAGAAGTAGCTTGTTATTTCAGGCCCCGTGACGTATTTTTCGCCAAATACCACGGGGCCTGCTGAACCAGCGACCGTCGCCTTTGAGCGGAGAAAGCATGGCCTACTCAGGTAATATCGGCGGCACCACGTTTAATGCGCTGAAGGTGGTTGATCACGCCTTCCGGCGGTGCCGTCTGCCTGCCCAGGCTATCACGTCTGAGATGCAGTCTTATGCTCTCGATTCGCTCTATCTCATGCTTTCTGAGCTTGCGAACATCAAGACGCCAAGCTGGTGCATCGAGAAGCTCATTCTGCCGATGTATGAGAACCAGCCCCTGGTGACGCTGCCTGTCGGTACGGTTGAGGTGCTGAACCTCAACTATCGCACGCTTCAGCTTCTCAGCGGCACGACGGTGAGTACCTCGACCAGCTACACGGTGAACTTCACCAGCGCAACCGTGGTCAATACGGTGGGCGTCGAGTGGAGCGGTGCGGGCGTTAACCTCACATTTCAGGTCAGCAATAACGGCACGACCTGGGTGACGGTCGGCACGCAGACGACAACGACGGTTGCCGGTGACATCACATGGACCGACATCAGCGTCGGCCTGCCATACCAATATTTCCGCATCACCTCGGCCAGCACGATCAACTACACCGCGATCACCCTGGGCAACCTGCCGCAGGAAATCCCGCTCGGGCAGTTGAACCGCGACAGCTATGTGAACCAGTCCAACAAGGTGTTCCCGGGCCGACCCAGCAGCTACTATTTCCTGCGCGACCTGCCCGAGCCGGTGGTGTACCTGTGGCCCGCGCCGTTCTCTGCGGCTGAGCAGGCCCAGCTTGTGCTGTGGCGGCATCGCCAGATCATGGACACCGAGAACCTTCAGCAGGAGGTCGAGGTGCCTGACCGATGGCTCGAGGCTATCACGAATGGCCTCGCTGCCCGCATGGCGGCTGAGACGCCTGCTGTCGATCTGAACCTGATCCCTGTACTCGAAGCACGCGCCAGCGTATCCATGCAACGTGCCTGGGATGGGGATAACGACGGCTCGCCCACCCAGATCAACCCGGGCATTCGGGCCTACACCGCATGAGTGGTGGCAAGTTTCTCGATCCGACCGGTCAGTCAACCTACGGCATCGGTATCTGCGGGCGCTGCTCGCGCAAGATGTTCCTTGCCGAGCTTTCGCCCGATCCGAATTTCCCCGGCCTCATGGTGTGCGATCTCGACCGTGATCAATACGACCCGTATCGCCTCGCCCCCCGGGCACCGGATCAGATTGTGCTGCCGTTCAATCGACCTGATACGCCTATCAATACGCGCCCGGCTGGTGTTATTCAGGAGCAGGGCGACGAGTTCTTCATCACTGAAGATGGCGACGGGTATCTGGAGTTCTAAATGACCGACGTACCTAGCAACCTCATTCCGACGCGGATCACGCAGCTACCCGTCGCCCCGGTGGCTGACGCAAATTCCCTGATGATGATTGTCTATCAGGGTAACAACTATCAAATCCGCGTCGGTGATCTGCTTTCGGTTGCCGGAGTGCCCGTAACGACGCAAGTAATTGCCGGTACGGGCATGACCGGCGGTGGCCAGCTTACAGGGAATGTCACGCTGAGTATTGCGGCGGGTGGCGTGGGTTCCACCCAGCTTGCCAGTTCGGGCGTCACGCCGGGCTCCTACGGCACTGCCACCGACATTCCAGTCTTCACGGTGGATGCTACGGGCCGCGTCATGGCGGCTACCACGGTGGCCGCCACGATCAGTGGATACGTTCCTGATAGCCGCCAGGTTAACACAGGGGCCGGTCTAAGCGGCGGTGGTGCTCTTACTAGCAACCTGACGATCACCGCCAATCTGAGCAGTGCCACGCCGCTGGCGGGGTTCCAGGCAGGCTCCGCAGGCTCGTCCAATAACATCACTCGGGCAGATCACAAGCATCCGGCGGTCAATCTTGGCGTCGATGACGAGGTTGACGGCATCCTCGGCCTGGGCAACGGCGGCACTGCCCGAAGCATCGTGGCGGCGGCTGGTGCTATCATCTGGTCCGGCGCCGATGGCCTGTATGTTGGTCCGGTGGGCATTGCCGGTCAGGTGCTTATTTCTGGCGGAACAGGTGCCCCCATTTGGGGCTCCGCGCTTGTCATAACGGATCAAGCCGCCAACGTGGTATATGCTGGCCCGGCGGCTGGTGCTGCGGCCCCTACAGGCTTCCGGGCGCTGGTTACCGCAGACCTGCCCAACTCTGGCGCATCCGCTGGAACCTACGGCTCCCAGGCGGTTGTGCCGGTCATTACCGTGAACGCAAAGGGTCAGGTGACCTCTGCGACAAACACGACGATCAATGCCGTCACGCTGACGACCGGCAGCATTTCGACCGCGCCAACCAACGGCACTGACATTGTCAATAAGAACTATGCCGATTCCATTGCGGCGGGCATCAATTTCCACCAAGCCTGCCGGTTGGCTTCAACGGCGGCACTGCCGACCTGCACCTACAACAACGGGTCTTCCGGTGTCGGTGCAACGCTGACCGCCACGGCGAACGCTGCCCTGTCGGTCGATGGCACGCTGGTCGCCACCACCAATCGCATCTTGGTCAAGAACCAAGCCAATCAGGCCCACAACGGCGTCTATGTCGTCACCCAGACCGGCAGCGGTGCCGCGCCGTTCATCCTCACTCGAGCGACTGACTTCGACACGCCCGGCACAGGCGTCAATCAGATCGACGCGGGCGACTTCTTTCTGATCACGGCGGGAACCGCAAACGCTAACACCTCTTGGGTGCAGCAGACGCCACAGCCCATAACGGTCGGCACCACGGCAATCGTGTTCTCGCAGTTCGGTGCGGCGGGTACGACATACACGGCAGGCACCGGCCTGACCCTTGCCGGGACCGTCTTCAGCATCACCAACACGGCGGTGACAGCGGCTTCCTACGGTTCGGCCTCGGCGGTTCCCACATACACGGTGAATGCTCAGGGCCAATTGACGGCGGCGTCTGACACTTCCATCGCCATTGCCGCCACCCAAGTGACATCCGGCACGCTGGATTCGGGACGCCTGAGCGGCTCTTACACGGGCATCACGGGCGTCGGCACCCTGACTGCCGGGACGTGGAACGCGACGACCATCGCAATAGCGTATGGTGGCACGAATGGCACCGCCACACCCACGGCGGGCGCGGTATCTTACGGCACCGGCACAGCATACGCCTTCAGCGCGGCGGGCACTGCCAGCCAAGTTCTGCTTTCTGGTGGTTCTGGCGTTCCGACCTGGGCCAATCAGTCGTCGCTCTCTGTGGGTTCGGCCACCAGCGCGACCAGCGCCACGACGGCCACCAACCTTGCCGGTGGTGCGGCTAGTCAGATTCCTTATCAGAGCGCCGCAGGTACGACGGCGTTCATTGCCAATGGCACTGCCGGGCAGGTATTGGTATCTGCGGGAGCAAGCGTGCCCGCCTGGGGCGGCATCGACGGGGGCACATTCTGATGATCAAAGACCTGATCACGAAGTCGTTTGAGGCGCGGAACACCGCGCATGCCAACCATTGGACGACCAACAGCTTTTCTCAGCACGAAGCTCTCGGTGAGTTCTACGAGGACATCATCGGCGTGCTCGACCGCTATGTTGAGGCATACCAAGGCACGTTTGGGCAGCTTGAACAGGCCCCCGAGCAGGTCAAGGATATTGCTAAGTTCCTTCGCAAAGACCTGCTATGGTTGAACTCCAACCGCAAGGAAATTGCCCGGGGCGTTCCAGCCCTTGAAAATATCCTTGATGAAATGACAGCAGTGTATATGAAAACGCTGTATAAGATTGAAAATCTGAGGTGATCTGATGGCACAAACCGGTTACACCCCGATCCAGTTGTACCGCACGACGACCGCTGCGGCGGTGCCGTTGACTGCGAACCTGGCCCCCGGCGAACTTGCGATCAACATCAACAACGCTGACATGGCGCTGTTTGCTGAAAACGCCTCGGGCACCGTCGTTCGCTTGATGAACAACCCGGCGGGGCTGAAATACCCCACCGCCGACGGCACGAATGGTCAGGTGGTCACGACCAACGGTTCGGGCACCTTGTCGTTTACAAGCGGTATTTCGCTTTCGGCTGACAACACTTTTACCGGTACGCAAACATTTTCTGGCACGTCCAGCAAACTTGCATCCGTACTTACGAATGTTGCTGAAACCGCCACGATTAGCGCCACTGCGGCCACGGGTACGATTGCGTATGATGTTACCACGCAAAGCGTTCTGTATTACACCAGCAACGCCTCGGCCAACTGGACGGTGAATTTCCGGGCTTCAAGTGGAACCAGCTTGAACACGGCGATGTCCACAGGCCAATGCATCACGGTGGCATTCCTCGTCACCCAAGGGGCAACCGCCTATTACAACAACGTGGTTCAAGTTGATGGCTCTGCCGTCACGCCTAAGTATCAGGGCGGCACCGCTTGGGCTTCCGGCAATGCTTCCAGCATTGACATATACACCTACACCATTGTGAAGACGGGTTCCGCAGCATTCACCGTGTTTGCTAGCCAAACAAAGTTTGCGTGAGGTAATAGGATGCCAACAATCATCACAAGAGGCGCGGGTTCCGCTAGAGGGTTTGGGTTTGCTGGTATTTTTGTAGCTCCACCGGGCCAGCAAGCGTACACTACACCAGGCACTTATTCTTGGGTTGCTCCAGCTGGTGTAACTAGCGTTTCTGTTGTAGCTGTTGGTACTGGCGGCAATCAAAAGACGGGTATAAATCCTGCAAATGGTGGGGGTGGGGCTGGTGCTGGTTTGGGGTACAAAAATAACTATGCAGTCACCCCAGGTAGTTCATATACTGTTGTTGTTGGCGCACTCGCTACCTCCACCACCAATGGAAATGATAGTTATTTTGTTTCTACTGGAGTAGTCAAGGGTGGAGGCGGCGCAGGCCAACCAAACCCGACAACAAGGGCTGTTGGTGGAACATACACTGGAGACGGCGGTGGAAATGGCGGGTGTGGTGGAACGGGGAATCAATGCGTTGGCCCGTTATGGGGAGCCGGTGGCGGCGCAGGTGGGTACTCGGGCGCTGGAGGTATTGGAGGCAATGCGGGGGGCAATGCTGGAACAGCAGGCGCAGGTGGCGGTGGCGGTGGCGGGTACGGGCAAGACGGTAATGTACTCGGCGCGGCAGTAGGTGGTGGTGGCGTGGGTATTCTTGGGCAAGGAACTAGCGGCGCAGCGAGTACATGCGCTTCAAAAAATGGAAAAGGTGGTTCCGGTGGAACTAACGGTACTGAGTTTGGTGGTGGGACTTATGGCGGCGGTACTGGCAGTAATACCTCGTCTCCCGGTGCAGTCCGCATAATCTGGCCCGGCACCACTCGTCAATTTCCTTCTACTTGCACAGGTGACAAATGAACTTGTTTATTCAGGTTGAAAGCGACCAACCCGTCAACCATCCCGCGCTTGAAGACAACCTTATCCAAGCGTTTGGTGTTGTTCCCGATCATTGGGAGCCTTTTACTCGCGTTGAACGCCCTATCCCCGGCATATATGAAATTCTAGAATCTGACCAACCCACCTATCAAAAAGTTGATGGCGTCTGGACCGATGTGTGGTCATTGCGGCCAATGACTGAAACTGAAATTGCAGCCAAGCAGCAAGTTGTCAAAGATGCTTGGGCAACACGGCCACAGGCGGAAAACTGGTCGGCATGGGTGTTTGACGAGGCAACCTGCTCGTATATCCCTCCGATACCTCGTCCCGATCCGGTGGAGGGGGTGATTGTTTTTTGGTGTGGTGCTGAGAGCGGCTGGAAACAAGCGCCATCTCGACCAGATGATGGCAAACTGCACCAGTTTGATTTCTTTGGGTGGCGGTGGGAGGAAGTGCCGAATGTGTAATGCCGCACCATTAGCATTGCCGGTTCAACCGCAATTGCAGGCGGCGTTTTATTTTGGCGCTCCCATTTACACGGTTGAGCGTCCTGACTTCCTAGCGACAGTCAACGCTGTGTCGGACGAGTTTCTGGCAAAGCAAGAAAAGCCGGTTGATGAAATCTATCCCGCCATAATGAGCGGAAACTATTACGATGACCCGCGCGTTTTTGAGTTTGCTCAGTTTATTGGCATGTCCGCTTGGAACATCCTGGCCGAGCAGGGCTACGCCATGGAAGACAAGAACGTCATGTTCACCGAAATGTGGACGCAGGAGCATCACAAACACTCTGCCATGGATCAGCATACGCACGGTTATGGCGCGCAGATTGTGGGCTTCTATTTCCTTGAGGTGCCAGAGAACGCTTCTCGCGTGGTGTTCCATGATCCTCGCGTTGCCAAAACCATGATCGACTTGCCGCAAAGCGATGCTTCGCAAGCTACCGTTGCCAGCAGCATGATTAACTTTAAACCTAAGCCTGGGCTGATGATCTTCTCAAACGCTTGGCTTGCCCACTCCTTCACGCGGCACGCTAGCAATAAGCCCATCAAGTTTGTGCATTTCAATCTAACGGTCCAACAGAGCGCGCCTATAAACCACTGCAAGCCACTTCCACCGGCAGAAGTGATATGAACAAGTACCGCATACGGTTCAACAAGTCGCGTGGAAAACCTGGACGGGGCACAATGGATCATGTTTGGCGTGTTTTTGAAGATGACCGAGAATATCTTTTTAAGCACCTAGACATTCACGTTCCGATCAAAAGCGAAAAAGAATCAGATAGCGAAGATTATAACATCGTTTGCTTTGGCGTTTTAAACATTGATAGAGACACATCAACGGCTATTATCAAAGAAACGGAGTTATCATGATGACGCGCCGGATCAGCCCCGAAGGGCTTGTTTTCATCAAGCAGTGGGAGGGTCTCCGTTTGGAGGCCTACCGCTGCACTGCCGATGCCTGGACCATCGGATATGGCCATACGCTGGGCGTCACCGAAGGCATGCGGATCAGCCAGGAAGACGCCGACAAACTTCTTCTCATTGATCTTTCAATTGCAGAAGAAGCGGTGTCTCGCGCGGTCACCGCCAAACTCACCGACAATCAGTTCGCTGCCCTGGTCAGTTGGACGTACAACGTCGGCACCAGTGCCATGCGGAATAGCACCCTTATCCGCAAACTCAACGCAGGCGACGCAGGCGCAGTGCCCGGCGAGTTGGCTCGCTGGAACAAAGTCAAGAAAAAGGTGAATGCCGGTCTGAGCAACAGGCGGGCCGCTGAAGCCGGTTTGTGGGCCAAGGGTGCCTTCGTATCCTCTCGCAGCGTCGAGCCCGCCACACCGGCCCAGGGCTCAATGGCGATGGATGCCAGCAAGTTGGGTGGTGTCGCTGCGGCGGCTGCTACTGCGGCACCGGCACTGACGAGCCTAAGCGGCATTCACTGGGCGGTGGGCGTGGCCTTGGTCGCTGGGGCTGTCGTGCTGGCGGCGGTGTATCTGCTGAAGAAGAGGGACGCATGACCGCTCTTTGGGGTAAGCTGCAAGGCACGCTGGCCGCAATCCTCGTTGTCGTCGGTGCCATTGCTTCGGCTTGGGCAATCGGGCGCAGGACCGGCGGTGAGCATGCTCGCGCCAATGCCGCCGAACTCGAACAGGAAATAAGGAAATCCGCCGATGAAGCTGCTCGTACTGCTCAGCAGTCTACTGCTGCTGACCGCCTGCGGACAGGCAATTTCTAACAGACCCTGCCCGAGGGTCACTGAATTTCCGGTAGAATTGCAGCGGCAAGCCGCTGGTGAATTGGCCACGGCACCGGCATTGACCCGCATGCTCGATGCCATGTCTGTTGATAGGGCATTCAACCGGGCCGTCTGCCCCTAAAACATCTTGCCCGCTCAGATGTTTGACGCCTATAAACCTTTTTGCGGGCACAGGCTGCATCAGCCTCTGACATAGCTCTGGAGCGCGCATGTCTTATGTAATGACTTACGACAGCTTGCTGGTGGACGTTCGTCGCTATCTCGAGCGCGGTTTTACCGCCGAGAGCGACCAGATCGTCTATGAGCAGCTACCGCGTTTGATCACGCTGGCACAGCGTCGAATCGCGCGTGAACTCAAAATTCAGGGCTTCATCCGCCCGGTGCAGACCAGCTTGCAGGTCGGCGTGGCGGTCTATGCCAAGCCGGATCGCTGGCGCGACACGATCAGCATGACCGTGAACGGCACGCCGATTTTTGCCCGATCCTACGAATATCTGCGAAGCTATTGGCCCAACGAGGCCTCGACCGGCACGCCGCAGTTCTACGCCGATTATGATTTTCAGCACTGGCTGATCACCCCCACGCCCAGCACGGCGGGTGTCCTCGAGGTTATGTATTACGAGCAACCCGCCCTGCTCGGTGACGATCTGCAAACCAACTGGCTGACGGAGTATGCACCTGACATCCTTCTCTACGCCACGCTGTTGGAGGCTACTCCATTCCTCAAGAGCGATGAGAGGATTCAGGTTTGGCAAGCGATGTACGACAGGACCGCGCAGGCGCTCACGGGCGAGGATATGAAACGCATCATGGACCGTAGCGCGGCGAGGACCGAGGCATGACCATTTATCAAGACGTTTTCGGCGGCGCGAATATCTATCCGAGCGAGATCAGCTACAGCGCGATTGCGCTGACCGTTGATGTGGTTCTTAGCTGGCCCGAAGAGACTTCCGCCAGCGAGAACCTCGCCACAAAAATCATTGACGTCACGCCATCGGCGGCTGGGTTCAGCATCTTCCTGCCGCCTGCCAACAAAACCGGCGTCGGCAACACGATCCTGTTCAACAACCGTGGTTCCCACACCTTCACGGTTAAAAACTCCGTCGGAACGCAAGTCGTCACGGTTCCGGCAGGTACGCTGTGGCAGGTCTATCTCTCCGATAACACCACCGCTGCGGGCGTTTGGCGCTCCCTCCAGTATGGCGCGGCAACTTCCATCGCCAATGCCAGCGCCCTGGCCGGTACCGGCATTGTGGCTGTCGGCACGCTGCTCAGCCAGTCAGTGCCCATCACCACCTTCAACACCAATTACACGGCGGGCGTTACCGACCGCGCCAAGATGTTCAACTGGACATCTGCGGGCGGCACTTTCACACTGCCCGACCCCACGGTGGTCGGCAATAACTGGTTCGTCTATCTGCGGAACAGCGGCACGGGTGCGATTGTCGCAGACCCGCCCGGCATCATCACGATCAACGGTGCCCTGTTCCTTTCGTTTCAGCCCGGCGAATCCGCGATCATCGCGTCTGACGGTACGAACTTTTTCACCATTGGCTTCGGCCAGTCGGCCACGTTCGCGTTCGACTACACGGTGATCGCCATTGGGGGTACAGGCACCTACACCCTCACGGGTTCGGAACTGAACCGCGTGGCCTATCGCTTCACCGGAACTCTTACCGGAAATCGCATTGTCGTGGTGCCTGCCACCGTGCAGCAGTATTGGGTCGATAACCAAACCACCGGGGCGTACACGCTCACCATTTCGCCTTCGGGAGGCGGTGCCGGGTTTGTTATCTCCCAGAGTTCTCGCGCCATCCTGTACTGCGACGGGACCAACATCCTTAACGCCTCGACGCAGGGCATCTCGGTTCCGCTGACCATCGCAGAGGGCGGCACGAACGCCACCACTGCCAGCGGTGCCCGGATCAACCTGGGCGGTACGGCCACCGGCATTGCGCTGTTCACGGCGGTGGATCAGCCCGCCGCCTGGGCGGCACTCGGCGTGGCTCAGGCCGGTAACATCGACGGCGGTGCCTTCTGATGCCTGTGAACACGGTCGTTCTGAAATCCAATGCGGGTATTAAGCGGGACGGGACGAAATTCGAGGGCGACTTCTACGTTGACGGTCAATGGGTGCGCTGGCAGCGCGCATTGCCTCGCAAGATGGGCGGATACCGATCCACCCAAAAATACCTCCAAGAGATCAGCCGGGGCTTCTCGACTTTCACGCAGCAGAATTTTGTGTACTGCCACTCGGGCGGCGCGACCACGCTGGACCGCTTCACGATTGATGCGACCGGCAATAGCTCGATTGTGACCGACCGGACGCCCATCGCCGTAGCTGCTACAGGCACGGTGACGCTGACCGGCGGCGCGGCGGGGTCGGTTGACACGATCACGGTCAACAGCGTGAACATCATGTCGGGGTCCGTGGCTTTCACCACTAATCTGGCGACCACGGCAACCGCTGTCGCCGCCAACATCAACGCCCACACCTCCTCGCCGGAATACACCGCCGTTGCCGTTGGGGCGGTCATCACGATCAGCGCGGCCATTGGTGCCGGGTCGGACCCCAACCGGTTTGTGGTGGCTGCCACGGCAACCACGATCACATTCACAAAAACCAATATGTCGGGCGGGTCGTTTGCGCTGACCAATTCCGCACGCAACATGTGGATGTTCGACTACCAATATGATTCATCCACCAGCCAGAACTATCTGATTTCTCATGTGGCTCCCAACGAGCGTTGCATCTGCAATGACGAGGGCGGTCAAATCTTCTTCGGTGAGGTGCTCGGAACAGGTGACTTAAAGTCGATCAGCCTGCCGCCGGATGCCAATGTGACGGGTGGCATTGTTTCCCTGCACCCCTACCTCTTCTATTACGGCACGGATGGCATCATCGGCTGGTCGGTGCCGGGCGAGCCCACCAACCTGACAGGCAGCGGTTCTGGCCTGGCGCGCGTCTGGGGCCAGAAGATCATCAAAGGCTTCCCGTTGCGTGCCGGTTCTGGCACCGCCCCGGCGGGCATCTTCTGGGCGTTTGATGCCGTACTGCGAGCCACGTTCACCGGGGGTGCTACGGTCTTCCAGTTTGACATCATCGCCACCGACACCTCGATCATGTCGCCGCAGTGCGTTGTGGATTACGACGGCGTGTTCTTCTGGTGCGGCGTTGACCGGTTCATGATGTTCAACGGTGTGGTGCGCGAAGTGCCCAACTCGATGAACTTGAACTGGTTCTTCGATGGCCTGAACCAGAACCAGCGCAGTCGGGTTTTCGCCTTCAAGGTTCCGCGCTTTGGCGAAGTCTGGTGGTGCTATCCTCGCGGCGACGCGACCGAATGCACGCACGCCGTGATCTATAATGTGCGCGAAAATTGCTGGTATGACACCGAATTGCCTAACTATGGTCGGTCTGCTGGGCAATTCAATAACTCGTTTGCCGCCCCGATCCTGACGGGCGTTGAAGACACCGGGTCGGGATACCGGGTCTGGGTGCATGAGCAGTTAACCGACGAATATGATGGCCCTAACATTTTACCCATCCTTTCGTATTTTGAGACGGCTGACATCTCACAACTGGTGCAGGGTAAAAACGAATATGTCCGCATCACCGCGATTGAGCCTGACTTTGTTCAAAGCGGCCCGATGACGGTGCAAGTGACCGGTCGAGCAAATGCCCGCGCGCCCGAGGTCTACAGCACGCAGTTTGAGTTTCCTGAAACTGCCGGGATGCCGTTTGAGCAGATCGTCATGCTGAAGGAACAACGCCGTGAGCTTCGCGTGCGGTTTGAGAGCAACGCGGTCTATGGTGATTACCAGATGGGCCAGATCATCGGCCACATGAGCAGCGGCGATAAGACGGTGCTTGGATGAGACCGAGGGTCACGCTGCCAACTGGCATGGGGCTTAGAGATTGGGCAGATCAAATTGCGCTTGATCTGGATTCGTTCGGGGCGTTCGGTCGGCTGGACATCGAAGATCAGTGGCAAAACTGGGCCATGCAGTTTATAAACAACATGACCCTTAAAGAAAACATGCCAATCCCATACGCTTTTGACAATTGGCACGAATGGGCAGAACGGTTCTGCCAAACTTTGGAGTGATATAGCATGTCGATGCGCGAACAAATCATGCAGATCGCCCAAAGCGATCCGAAATTCGCCCAGGCGGTGGACGCCATGGAGCGCGCCGTCGTCAATATGCCAATCATGCCAGACGATCTGGATGAGGGCATTGAAACCCTTGAAAAGATTATCAAAAATCCTAACAAGTACGCAGAGATCAGGTCTAAGGCCATTGCCGATGACATGGTTGATGAAGAGATGCTGCCCGAGCAATACGACCAAGTTTATATTGTGTCACTGCTCGTCGCCCTCTATGGCCTGCAAGATCGTCTGTCGAAGAAAGGTTACGCCCGGGGTGGTTTGAGCGTTGCCGCCCGGCAATTGGCCGCGCGGGGTCGAGGCGGTGACACTGAACTGGCGCACGTCAACCCGCGCGAAGCGGCGATGCTTCGTCGTGCGGGTGGTTCGGGAACGATCAACCCAAACACCGGGCTGCGTGAATACAAAAGCTGGATAAAGAAAATAAAGTGGGGCAAGGTTTTGGCGGCGGTTGCGCCCATTGCCCTTAGCATTATTGTGCCCGGCATTGGCGGAATGATCGGTAGCGCCCTCACTGGCGGGTTGCTTAGTTCCGCAAGCACGGCGGCTGGCGTGTTGGGTGGCGCTGCCATGGGCGCGGCGTCATCTGCCATTGGCGGTGGAAATCCACTAACCGGGGCGGTGACCGGCGGTATTGGCGCGGGTCTAGGTAACGTCCTGGGTGGCGGGATCAACAGTGCGTTTGGCTTGGGTCTGTCAGAAGGCACGGCAAATCTTCTTGGTGGCGCGGCGGCTGGTGCCGGTGCTTCCGCACTCCAAGGCCGCGATCCGATCACCGGGGCCATCACAGGCGCTGTTGGTGCGGGCATTAGCGGGATGGGCGGTCTCGGCATTGAGAACGCCGACTTGAACCGCGTGGTGGCGGGAGCGACAAGAGGTTTCGGTAACGCCCTCACCGCAGGCCAATCGCCTTCAGAGGCTTTGCAGGCCGGTGGTCTCGGCGGTCTTGGCAGTCTTGCCAGCGGCTTGTTGAAAACTAACCTGCCGTCTTTGTCGAGCTTGACATCGTCGTCTGCCGCTGCTCCCGCCGCCGACACGACAAACGGCGCAGCACCGGCTGCATCCGATGCCAGCCCGGTTGCCAGCTATGATTTCGGCGGCGAAGGTAATCAACAAATTGCCACGGGTGCGGCACCCACAGCCCCTGGAGCCACAACAACCGCAGCACCGGCTGCGCCAGGATTTGGCGGGAACACGTTCCTGACCGGCCTCACCGGGGTGGCTGAAAACCCCACTCTTATGCCGCCTACGTTTAACAACAATGCGCTCATGACTAGCATGACGGACCCGTCTGCCCAGCAGGCAGCCGCACCCACAAATCTGACCGCAAATCCAAATATCACTGACACTTATGGTGAAGGCGTCGGGGCGGCGACAACCGGTGCAACATCCTCCGGCAGCACTCTGGGTCGGCTGGGTCCACTTCTTGCGGGCGGTGCCGCTCTCGCGGCGTTGTCTGGCATGGGTTCGTCTAAAACCGCGCCTCCCGCCGTGCAGAGCGCAATCAGAAACCTATCCCCCGCTCAGCAAGAATATTTCAACCGCCCGAGTATCGTGTGGGATTGGGACAAACTTTCAGCAGACGCTGCAAGCAGCAACCTTACGCTCGATCAGTTCATGGCGCAAAATTGGAACCGGGTCAGCGGCGGCGAATACAACAAAGCCCCGGCAATGGCGCAGGGCGGCTTGAATGCCATGTCTCGTTTTGTGCGAGGCGGCGGCACCGGGCGCTCGGATGAAATTGATGCCAAACTCTCTGATGGCGAGTATGTTATAGATGCGGAAACCGTCGCCATGCTCGGTGATGGATCGAGCAAGGCGGGTGCAAAGCGGTTGGATGAAATGCGGGCGGAAATCCGCAAGCACAAAGGCAAAACCCTCGCCCGAGGTAAATTCAGCCCGGATGCTAAATCTCCGCTTACCTATTTGAAGGGAGTTGCCTGATGTCTGGAAGTTTGTTTCAGGGCACGCCGCAAGTTGCCACATCGTATGCACAAAACACTTCGGAAACACCGAAGTGGATGCAAGATGCTATTTACAATTTAATTCAAACATCGACAAATATAGCTAACCGGCCATATACACCTTATACAGGTGAGACAGTTGCGGGCTTTGCCCCGCAACAGATGCAGGCGTATGATCTCGTAAACAAGAACGTCGGGGCGTACCAGCCCGACATGACTTTTGCCAGCACGGGCATGAAGGATTTTTCCGGCAGGGGAACCGCGGATCAGCTTAAAGCCGGTCAGGCTCCGTATCTTCGGCAAGATTTGGTCGGTTCAAGCCTTAACGCTGGCCAGCAATTGTATGGCCAAGCCGCCGGGATGGACATTGCCGGGGTCGCCCAGCCTTATCTTCAGCGTGCCGGGTCTCAAGATATTTTGGGATCGGCCCAGCCGTATATGGGCCAAGCCGCATCTCAAAACCTCATGGGAGCCGCGCAACCTTATTTGAGCCAAGCGGCGTATCAAAATATTACAGGAGCGGCGCAACCTTATCTTAACCAAGCCGCGTCTCAAAATTTTGTAGGAGCGGCCCAGCCTTATTATCAACGCGCTGAATCTCAAAATATTGCAGGCGCGGCTCAACCTTATCTTGATCGAGCGGCATCTCAAGATATTACAGGAGCCGCGCAGCCTTATATTCAACGATCAGCATCTCAAGATATTATAGGGGCTGGTCAACCCTATCTTAATCGAGCCGCATCTCAAGATATTGCGGGTGCCGCCAAATCTTATTTTGATCAAGCTACGTCAAAAAGTGGTATCGGGGCGGCTCAAAAATATTTTGATAAAGCCAACGCCCTTGACAGCGTTAAAGCCGCTGATCCGTATCTTCAGCGCGCGTCGGCTTTGGATGTTATAGGTTCAGCCCAGCCATACCTTGATCGCGCCGGTGCCCTGGACATCGTGGGCGCGGCGCAGCCGTATCTTAATCGCGCCGGGTCGATGGACATTGTGGGCGCGGCGCAGCCTTTGTTGGGCAAGGCTGAGAGCACCACAGCCCAATCGCTTGCTGAGCGCGCTTTGACAGCGGCAAATCCGTATCTGTCCGCTGCCGGTCAGACGTCGGCATCTCAGGTCGGCCAATATATGTCGCCCTATCAGCAGGGTGTGCTAGACGTAATCGCAAAACAGGGTGCCCGCAACCTGTCCGAGAACCTGCTGCCGCAAGTCTCTGACGCCTTCATCAAGGCTGGGCAGTTTGGTAGCAATCGGATGGGCGAGTTCGGTTCTCGCGCTCTGAGAGACACGCAGGAGGCTATCCTTAGAGAACAGTCACAGGCGGCCCAGCAAGGTTACGGTCAGTCTCTCAGCGCCGCCCAAGCCGATCTGGCGCGGCAGGCTCAGTTGGCTGGCACCGTGGGCAGCATCAGCGGCGCAGACTTGTCGCGCGTTCTTCAGGGTGGTGCCCAGTACGGTAACCTTGGCCAGACCGCCGGTCAGCTCACTGGCCAGCAGATGCAAGCTCTTACCAACTTGGGCCAGACCACGGGTC